TCATATTGCTAAATTAGGAACAACTCGTGCTGGAAGCGGATTCGTTCCCAACCGGGCGGATTCATCAGAAACAAGAAGCTCTCTTAGTGTCTCAATTAGGCCAATAACATCATTTGTCCAATTCTGTTTGATTAGATTCAGAACAGGTAATAGTGATGGATCAAAATTGCTCCTCTGCGCTGGTCCCATAGTAAAGAAAACTTGGAGAGTATCGATTGCCGCGCAAAAATCATCTATGAGATAAAAGTCGCTTTGAAAAAGAATAACGTATTTCCATCCACACTCAGTATTTACCCATTCTCCAGTAATGTTTACTGGTTCCATCATTGAGCGGATGTCTTTTTTACGTTGCTGCACACCGATTCCAAATGAGTAATATTCGCCTTTTTTTCTGCTCCAAAATGACTTCAGTCTCAGGTCAGTTCCTTTATTCCCTTCTACCTCACCTAATAAGGCGAGATTTTCATCTTCCATTTTTATTAGAAAGAAGAGGTCGGCATAAGAAACGGAGCTGGCTGCTTGGGAATGAGTTAATGGAGCATACCCAAGGAGCACTGGATTATGTTCCTCAATGAATCGGGTTCCTGATGCAAAGTCCTTACAGCTGACAAAAACCCCATAGTCATATAGATCGGTTGAAAAATCAAAATTGTGCTGATCTGCTAACTTCTCAATAATATGAAAAAATACCGGCGCACCTTCTACGCTTGTCAAGTAATGGCAAAGCAAAGACTGCAGCCCAAAATTCCTAATCGAGCCTTTGATATTGCTAAAAAAAGAAAAGCCAGCCTTTGAGACCAAGTTTTCAAGTGTGTGCGGAACATTTGTCATATAGCTCTGTTGAAAACCGTGGCCCATAGTTTTCTGTTCATAAATCGTTTCGATTATTGAGCAATAGTGCATTGCCCAATAAGCATTCATGTTTGTAAAAATCCCGGGTTTTATTAGTTCAATTGTTTTGTCTTGCACATGCATAGCTCCTTTAAAAGACAGAGAGCCCCAGTTTGGGCCGAATAACAAGCAAATATATGACCTTATGCCTGTAAGGTCAAGAAATCTTATAAATAAAACTTCCGACGGATTGAAACCACTCCCGGTAAGTAACCTCCGAAAGTTCCGAGGGTTCGTCTCGGACATGAGTTAGAAACCAGACAATTGGCCGGATGCCAGGCAGAGGCGGTTGTGGGTGCTGAAAAACGCGCATCCCAACCGCCTTTTGTTTTTGGCACCCGCAGCTTCCCTCATCGGCACCGGCCCAACGGAGGCCATTATGCTTGATGTGGAATTAGCACCCGAAAACCCTTACTCAAACCAGTTGACCGACGCCCAATTGCCGGATGCTGAAGGCATTAACCCGGAGCAGCGGCTGGATGCCATTGCAGCCATTCTGGCCATTGCCGCCCTCAGGAGCCGGTATCGTAAGGCCAATAATGCCAATAACTTAAAGAATGTTGCAGATTCTTCCGGAACCTTCGGAGAAGGACTTGATTCTTCTGCCAGAAAGAGCGTCATTCATGACAACCGAGTCCTGTAAACAAACATAAGGAGTTGAAAATGAATGACTTGAAAAACAAAAAAACGGAGCCGACCAAGACCTCAGTGTTGAGGCAGCTGGCAACGCTCCAGAGTATGAGCCTTGATCAGCTTAGAGAGAAATGGCTGGACCTTTATGGAACCGAGCCACCCCAGTACAAAAAACAGTTTCTGGTTAAACGGCTGGCGCACCGGATTCAGGAGCTCTTTTACGGCGGTCTGTCGGAACAGGCCAAGTCCCACCTGAAGAAGGTTGCCGAGACTGATCCGGTGGCAACGGTCATACGCAAGATCCCGGAGGAACGAAAATCACAGGAGGCCATCCTGCCGGGTACCCGGTTTGTCCGGATCTGGAACGACCATCGCTATGAAGTGATCGCCCGGGAAAGCGGCTTTGAATACGACGGCCGCATCTTCAGATCTCTGAGTGCCATAGCGAGGGAAATCACAGGCACCCGCTGGAACGGCAAGATCTTTTTCGGCCTGAAGAACAGTTACAGAAAAAAGGGAGGTGGTCCGAATGCTTAACAATACCAATACACAGAACGGCCAACGCAAAACGCTCAGGTGTGCGATCTACACCAGAAAGAGCCACGAAGAAGGCTTGGAACAGGAATTCAATTCACTCGATGCCCAAAGAGAAGCTGGTGAGGCGTATATAGAGAGCCAAAAACTTCAAGGCTGGAGAGCCATTCCATATCGCTATGATGATGGCGGATTTTCTGGTGGGACCATGGAACGTCCGGCCCTGCAAAGACTGCTGGCTGATATCGATGCCGGTAAGATTGATGTCATTGTTGTGTACAAGATCGACCGATTATCTCGCTCCCTGCTGGACTTCATGAAGATGATCGAGGTCTTCAACGAAAAGGAAGTGAGCTTTGTATCCGTCACGCAACACTTCAGCACCACTGATCCGACAGGCCGCATGTTTCTGGGCATCCTGATCACCTTTGCTCAGTATGAGCGCGAGGTCATCGGCGAGCGTATCCGGGACAAGGTGGCCGCCGCAAAACGCCGGGGGAAATACTGCGGCGGACCTGCGGTACTCGGCTATGACGTGGACCGGGAAAACAAAAAGCTGCTGATCAACCAGAGTGAAGCCCCACTGATAAAACTCATATTCAGGCGATACACGCAGGTGGGATCAGCCAAGAAGGTGGCGCAGGAACTCAATGAGCAGGGATACAAAACCAAGTCATGGACCACCAAGAAAGGAAAAGAACGGGTCGGTACTGAATGGAACACGGCTCAGATCTACCGCCTTCTCAATAACAGGCTTTACATCGGAGAGATTGCCTACAAAGGGAACAATTACCCGGCTGAGCATGAAGCCCTGATCGATCAAAACACTTGGGACAAGGTTCAGGCGCTGCTCTCGGAAAACAATCGAACCAAGATGAGCAAGGCCCGGGTGAAAATGGTCTCACCCCTGAGCGGTGTAATCCGATGCGGCCACTGCGACAGTGCCATGGGTATCACCTATACCAACAAAGGTGACCGGCGCTACTCCTATTATATCTGTGAAAAGGATACTAAACGCGCCGTCAGCCGATGCCCTTTGAAGCGGGTTCCTGCCGGAGACATCGAGTCGGTGGTGCTTGATCAGCTGGGAGCTGTATTCAGGACCCCGACCTTGGTGGCTAAGACCTACTTTGCCGCCAGAGATATCGAGGCCGAAGAGCGCGAACGCCTGCTGGTCCAGAAAAAGGAAATTGAACAATCCCTGAAAGGTGTTCGTCAGGAAGCCTTGAAGCTGATGTCGCCCGACAACGACGATCCCGACCGGAACAGCCGACTCCCCTTGGTCAACCAGCAGGCCGTCGATTTGACCAAACAGCTCACCAATGTATCGGCTCGGTTGAGGGTGATCGATACTGAGCAGATTTCCGAGGGTGATGTATCGGAAGCATTCCAGAGCGTGGAAACCTTCTGGGAAGACCTGTTCCCCCTCGAGCGCAATCGGCTGATCCAGCTACTGGTGGAAACCATCGAGATACGGGAAACAGGAATCGACATGGAGCTGAAAACCAACGGCCTCACAAACCTTGTCACCGAACTGGCCGGTCTGGCTTGTGAAGTCAGGGAAAGGAGTAACAGCTGATGAAAAAGATCAAACCAACTATCAAACTATCAGACAGCGGGAACCTGCACATCCATGTCCCCATGTTCATCCGAAGAATGCGTGGCCGCAAAATGGTGTTCACGCCGGACACGCTGGACGGTGAAAACGAAGGCATGCCGGAAACCGTTCAAACGGCCATTGTCCAGTCGCTGGCCAGAGCCCTTTCATGGGCGGACATCCTCGAGAGCGGCGAGATAAAGTCCATCAGCGAGCTGGCAAGGGATCTCGATGTGGATTCATCCTATGTCGCCCGAACACTGAAACTGACCACTCTCGCCCCGGACATTATCGAAGCCATCATTAACGGTGAAGAGCCCAGCGGATTATCCCTGTCAAAGCTGGTGAAAACATTCCCACTCGACTGGAGCGAGCAGCGAACGTTCTTTGGATTCTGCTGATCGCTATACCAAACCACCATCCCTAACAGCCGACTTTCGTGTCGGCTTTTTTTATGCCCTGACGAGTGAGACCAACGAAATTTCACTGAGGGCAGGCAAAAAAAGTTAAGAAATTTTTCTCCGCCTCATTTCATCAAATCCCCCTCAAATTCAGTGCGTTAGCCAATCCAAGTGCATCCGCATCGGGTGAAATTTCAGTGGTCCAACGAAATTTCGCCAAAGAAGGGTGACAGGTCTGGTGAACAGAAAATCGTTCACGACCTCACCCGGAGAAATCATGCCGGACCTGTCTTCCGGGAGGTCCTTAACAAAGGAGGTTCGGCATGAACCAGATCAAGAAGACAGAACTAAACGAACCGCAGCAAAAGCTCATCGAGCTGATGCAGCAAATCAACTTCGGGCGCATTTCCAACATACCGGTTGTGAGCGGAAATCCCGAACTCACCGCAGACACCATCATCGAGCGTGAAATCAAACTGGGCGGCCAGAACGGTAACCGTCCGGAGCTGGCCAAGGATGACTTCACCCTGAAACAGGAAGTACTCGCTCTTATCGAACACCTGACTGGCATGGGTGATGGAATCATCCGTCATCTTGAAATCAAGCATGGGCTGCCATTCCTGATCCGCATCGAGGAACGGGCAGCATAACAAACTGATAATTTAGACACTTCGACAACAAGCTGGACGCAAGGCGGAGGCTGTTGTGGGTGTCGCCGAGCCAAACCTGACCGTGTGTTTAATAGCACGGCAGGTGGCAGAAAAGGCGAACCTGCGACACTCCGCTTGTTGAATCAGATCCTTCCTCTGTTTAAGGCCCGTGCCGACACCCACGCGGTGCTCCTCCTCGCTCCGAGGAGGACCAAATGTTTTATCGAAATTCTTATGAAGGCATCGATGGATATGCCGCAGATCTTATTCGGCACAAAGCAAGGCAACTGGTGGGTAAAGCAGGGCTGACAGAAGACGATCGACAGGATCTTGAGCAGGAACTGATGATCGACCTGTTGGGCAGAATGAAGCACTTCAACCCTGCCAAAGGGAAGAAAACAACCTTCATGACCCGCATCGTGGAGCGGCGGATTTCAACCATTCTTGAAGCCCGCTTCGCTCAATGCAGAGACTGGCGCAAATGCTTCAACACTCTCAACGACCCTATTCCCGGCGGGGACAACGATTCCACTGAGCGCATCGAACAGGTTTCCAGTGATGGACTTATGGGACATCACGGCAAGGAAACAATCGAGCAACGGCAAAACGATATCCGCTTCGATGTCGAACGGGTCATTGCTGGACTGCCGGAAGATCTGCAGGAGCTATGCGAAAAACTGCAATCGAGCAACATGGCTGAAATTGCACGGGAGATGGGTGTGCCGCGCAGCACTCTCTACGGAACACTGACCAAACTGAGGGACGCTTTCCGGGATGGCGGATTGGAAGAATACCTCTGATCGACCGACGCATCACCCGGAGTTCCGGTAAGTAAGCATCGTGCCGCATGAAGCGGACAACCGGGGCCTCGGTAAACAGAAAACCTGAAAAAAACAGGAGATTAACAATGGAAACTTACAAGTATCGCTTTGATCAGTCGGTCCCGGCTCAGGACTTGGAAGACACCTTTATGCTGGCGTTGCTGGCTGTGGAAAGCATGTATGGACACTCCAGAGTGAGGATGGAATCCCGCTTCAATCTGGATAAACAAAATCGCACCTGTCAGATCGATGCCGCGACCAAAGTCGGCGGTGATCTGGCGAGCATCTTTACCGGATTCGCCACCAAGGAATACGGCGAGCGTGCAGTGATGATTGACCGAGAGCCCGCCGGTGGCGGATGCGCCTGTAATGCAAAAGCACCTTCAGCAATGGAGGTAGCGGTATGAGCGAATTGATGACCACCACGTATTCCATGTGGCGGCTCTTCCGCAATTGCCGCAAGGCTTGTGAATACCGCTACCTGAGGGACCTTGTTCCTCTGGAGCGGGATCACAACCTGGCTTTCGGATCGGTCATTCACGACTGCCTTGAAATCTGGCATGGGCAGCGGGACCTCAAAAAAGTTCTCGAACATATCGATCAAGTCTATGCCAACCGGTCTCATGATGATCATCAGCTTGCCGACTGGCATCTCGCCACCGCCATGATGAGTTCATACACGGAGCATTATCCCGTCGAGGATTTTGATGTGGTCGCTCTGGAAAAGACCTTTGAAGGCCCGATCATCAATCCCGACACGAACGCTTCATCCAGAAGTTTTGTGCTGGCAGGCAAGGTGGACGGTCTGGTCAAACAGGATGGGCAGTACTTCCTGCTGGAACATAAGACCGCCTCTCAAATCGACGCCGGTTATCTGGAGCGGCTCTGGACTGATTTTCAGATCATCATTTATGCGTGGTATCTGGAACAGACCTTCGGCATCCACATTTCCGGAATCATCTACAACGTGCTGGTCAAGGCCAAACTGCGCCAGAGCAAAGGTGAAACTGAAGCTGAATTTGAAACCCGCCGTGCCGAGTTGATTGCCAAATCAAAAACCGGCAAGAGCAGTGCCAAGCGCAAGATGCCTGAGACGGATGAATCCTTTCAGCTACGCCTCAAAGAGAAATATCTCGAGCCGGGCATGTTTCACCGGGAGCTGCTCTACATCTCCCGAGATCAATTCGATGAGCTCCGCAGTGAGCTTTGGGAATTATCCAAAGCGATGCTGGATGCCCGTCGTCGCAGCACCTTCTACCGCAATACGGCCTTCTGTTTTCAGTATGGACGCGCCTGTCCCTACTTCCCGCTGTGCCGAAGCGGTGAGAACCCCAACGTCATTGAAAACCATTACCAACGGGTGCTCCCGCACGAAGAGCTGCGGGATGGAGCAAGTGAAGACGCTGCCCCTGTTTTTTAATCCAAACCATAAAAGGAGATAAACCATGCTTCCAAAAAGCAAAACCAAACCGAAAGCAACCCTGAACGACCTGACCGCACTGGTTTACGGTCCGAGCAAAATTGGCAAGAGCACTTGGTGCTCCCATGCGGAGAACGCCCTGTTTCTCGCCACGGAACCGGGCCTTAACGCCCTCGAAGTGTTCGAAGCGCCCATTACCTGCTGGGACGACCTTCTGCAGGCGTGTGCCGAGATTGCGGATGGCAAACACGACTTCAAAACCATCGTCATCGACACGGTGGATAACGCCTATCGTATGTGTGCGGATTATGTCTGTAAGAAGTTCAAGATCGAGCATGAGTCCGACCTTGGCTACGGCAAAGGCTATGCCCTTATTAATAATGAGTTTCAGCGTGTTATCAACAAGCTGGCATTTCTACCATACGGCCTGATCCTCATTTCCCATTCCCACGAGCGTGACATCGAAACTCGCACCGGGAAGCACACACGCATCGTGCCGACCCTGCCGGACAAGGCCCGCAAGCTGGTGACCGGTCTGGTGGACCTGATCCTTTTCTGTGATCTGGACATGAAAACCGGTGACGACGGCAAGCCCATGTATCAGCGGGTCATGCGCACCAAGCCAAGTCCCAATTACGACGCCGGAGATCGAACCGGCCGACTTCCGGAGATGATCCCTCTGGATTTCCAGACCTTTCTGAAAGCTTTCAATCAAACGGCTGCCGGTTCAGCGGTGAGTGCCGCCCGGACAAAGTCAGAGCCAGCCACAACGGCTAAACCTCAAAATAAGGAGTAATAACTATGAGTTGGAATAACGACGATACCATGGATCTGGCGCAGTTCGATGATGATTTTGTCACTGCGGACGTTGAAGAAAAGGACTTTGAAGCTGTTCCCGACGGGAAATATCAGGTCAAGGTCGATCGCGTGGAACTGACCCGCTCGGAAACTTCCGGCAACCCCATGCTCAAGTGGGCGCTGAAGATTCTGGGACCCACACACAAAGGTCGGCTGCTTTGGAGAAACAACGTCATTGCCAGCAAGGACAATGTGAAGTGGCTCAAGCAGGATCTCTATACCTGCGGCCTTCAGATGGACAAACTTTCGGACCTCCCGGGCAAACTGGAAACCCTTCTGGATGTCGGGATAGAGGTGACCAAGCGCACGAAAAACGAATTCGAGAACATCTACTTCAACCGCCGGATTGTGCTTTCGGATGAAGATGCCGCAGCACCGTCGGCCGGTCACGATGTAGACGACATGATTCCGTTTTGAGGATGGGCATGGTTACCGTTGTCGTTGATACCCGGGAACAGGAGCCTTACGGATTTGATTCGGAAGCTGTCGCATCAATCCGGAAGGCCCTCCCGGCAGGAGATTACTCCATCGAGGGATTTGAGACCCGGGTGGCGGTGGAAAGGAAGTCCATGGCGGATTTTGTTTCCACTGTCATCCGAGGCCGAAAGCGTTTTCAAAAGGAGCTGGAAAAGCTCCGGGATTATGATGCGGCCTGTGTCGTTGTTGAAGCCAATTACCGGGATGTTCTCGGTGCCTGCTACCAGAGCGACGCCCATCCAAACGCCCTCATAGGAACCATTGCCTCCATCATCATCGACTTCGGTGTGCCCGTGTATTTCTGCTCAGACCGTCAGGCAGCCTGCCGGTTTGTTGAAGAGTTTTTAATGCGCTTTCACCGGAGGTTCGCTCAATGCCAAGAAAATCAAACTCCCCGGCAAAACTCCGGGGAAGAATAGAGAGAGTTTATTATGCCGGGCCAAAGTTTTCCGCAGGCCGTTTACTCACCTCCACCGGAGATGAAATACAGTTTGCCGGAAACCTGTTTGCCCGCGAAAACCAGCCCGTGGTCCTTGTGGGGACGTGGGCCACCCATCCGAAATACGGTCGTCAGTTCAAGGCCGATGCCATGGAGCACGATCTTGATCTGAACCCGGAAGGATTGATTCACTATCTGGCCAATCACCCTGACATCAAAGGAATTGGCCCCGCCAAAGCCCGCCTTATAGTCGAAGAGTTCGGCGATTCATTCGAGGAGACCCTGATTGAATCCCCGGAGCTCATCGCATCAAAAGCCAGAATTTCCCTCGAAGCGGTGGGGTGTCTGAAAAATGAATGGGTTAAAAACCGCAGCGTCAATACAGTCCTGGCATGGCTCTCCGCCTTTGGCTTGACCCATCATCAGGTGACCACACTGGTCGATAAGCTGGGTGGAAGCTGTCTGGAGATCCTTAAAGCCGATCCTTACATTCTCATTCGGGAACTGCGCGGTTTCGGCTTCAAGAAGGTCGACAAGATTGCCCGCAAGCTGGGTACGCCCAAGGATCACACGCCAAGAATCCGTGCCGGTATTCAGTACTGCATGCACGAGGCGCTGGATCAGGGAAACTGCTGGGTCGAATACGAGGACCTTGTTGATCAGGCCAACCTGCTGCTGGTGATGGATAATCTGGACAGCCGAATCCGCATCGAATCGTCGCTGGACAATCTGATCAGTGAAAGACTGCTCTCCTGTGAATCTTACGGAGGACGCTTTCTGGTAGCACTTTCCGATATCTTGAAAATGGAACAGGACATCGCGGCCATTTTTACCAAAGCGGATGCCCCGAACCCTCATTTCAAGACAACCCGCAATCTGCAGAAACTGATTTTGCGTCAGGCTGAAACGCTCAACGAAAAACAGCTCGAAGCGGTTCATTCCACCCTGATGCACTCCATCAGCCTGATATCCGGTGGAGCCGGATCGGGAAAAAGCTACACCGTATCGGCCATCAACGCGGTATGTGAAGAATGCGATCTGGAGGTGGTTCTTTCTGCACCTACAGGCAAAGCGGCCAAGAGACTCGAGGAAGTGAGCGGCCGCACCGGAACCACAATCCATCGCCTGCTTGGCTATGACGGTAAGTCCTTTTCAAAGGACAGTAACAATCCCATCGACGCCGACATTCTGATCATCGATGAATTTTCCATGGTGGATGTTCCGTTGGCTTGGCACCTCTTCAATGCGGTCGACTTTGCCAGAACAGCCATTGTCATTGTGGGAGACCACAACCAGTTGCCGCCGGTCGGACCGGGGAACATCCTTCGGGATCTGATCCACTCGAATGCTATTACCTCCGTCATTCTGGATAAGGTGGTCAGACAGGCCGGTGTGCTGAAGGAAAACAGCACCGCCATCCTGAAAGGAGAAGTCAGAAAGACCAGTGAAGCCAGCACACAGGGATGCCGGGACTGGTATCTGGCGGATCAGTTCACCGATCCGGGTGCCGCCCGCAACTTCCTGCTGGACCTTTTTGGCAAACGACTCGATGCCCTTGGCTTTGATCTGATTAAAGATGTGCAGGTGTTGACCCCGACGCACAAGGGGCCGCTTGGAACCAAATCCCTCAACGAGGACCTGCAGCGGCTTATCCAAAAGCGCCTCTGGAATGTGAATGTTCCGGAAACACAGCCCGGCCGCAGGTCGCCATTTTTGAAACACGACAAGGTCATTCAGACCCGCAACAACTATGACCTGAACGTCATGAACGGTGCCATCGGTCATGTGGTCGATGTACTGCCCAACGGCACGCTGTTGATTGATTTCGAGGGTGTGGCGGTTGAGATTGAAAAAGGCTCACCGAACCTTCAGGACATCCAGCTGGCATATACGCTGACAATCCACAAAACCCAGGGATCGGAATTTCCCTGCGCTGTCGTGGTGGTCCACAAAGCTCATTCCTTCATGCATCATCGCAACCTGCTGTACACCGGAGTGACCCGTGCCCGCAAGACCGCGATTGTGTTGGGTGACCGCTGGGGCATCCGCAATTGCGCCAAGAAATGTCAGGTGGATGACCGCAAGACCTTTCTTTCCATTCTGTTGAACAATGTGAATTGCCCTGAAGAGCAGTCAGCTTGCGCGGGGGCATTATGAGCATGGGCGGTTCAGATAATGTCAGAGAATATTACCGCCTGATAACCGAGCTCGATATCGGCGATGTCGCAAGGGCTCTTCTTGCCGGAAGAATCACTCAGGAATCCCGGCAGCGGCTCCAGTGTGATTGCCCGCACCATCAGAGCCAGTCCCATCGCTCACTTCATGTGATGCTCGACAAACAGGGATGGTACTGTTTTGGCTGCGGTGTGGGCGGAGATGTCCTGCAGCTGGTTGAGTTTGTTCAATCGGGAACGGTTACCGCCGGGCAGTCCGGTCCCATGCCTGACAGCCATCGGCAGGCCCGTGACTTCCTTGCTGGAAAAGCCGGAATGCCGCCGTTGTCGCGTTATGGTCTCACGCAGGAGCGTTTGGAGCAGACGGAAAATGATCGCTCGTTTGAGATCCGGGTCAAAGACGCTCTGACCGAGCTGGCCCGTTACTATCATCAGCGATTGAAGGAAAATCAGGAAGCGCTGACTTGGCTGAAAGAAAAGTACGCGATCAGTGATGAGACCATCGACGACCTGCTGATTGGTTTTGCCGACAATGAGTCCGGTGTCATTTCCGCCCTGCGCTCCGGTGACCATGCTTTTAGCAAACGTGAGCTTTCCGCCACTGGGGCATTTCGCCCGACCAGTCAGGATGGATTGAATCCGTTTTTTGAAAAACGCATCATCTTTCCATACTGGAGCCGTGGCCGTGTGGTGTTCATGATCGGTCGCAAGACACAATGGACACCGGATGCAAACTGGGAACAGGGAAAGTACAAGAAGCTGCCGGTTCACGATGAACATCAGCGCCCTTATGTAGCCCGGTTCATCAACAATGCGGTGCTGTTCAATGAAGACTGCCTGCTGGGCAAGCCCGATCACATCATCATTACCGAAGGCGTGACGGATTGCATCGCTCTGATGCAGCAAGGGTTTACTGCGCTCTCACCTGTGACGGTAAGAATTCGAGCCGCTGACTGGGAACGTCTGGTTCCGAAGATGCGCGGGCTCAAGACCGTCTATATCTGTCAGGACAATGAAATCTCGGAGGCCGGACTCAAGGGAGCCTTGCAGACTGCTCGCACGCTGGCCGAACACAAGATTGATACGAAGCTGGTTACCATCCCTCTGAATGAGCCCCAGCAGCAAGCGCGTCAGGAACTGCAAGAGCGGTTCAACCTGACAGCAGCCGTCGGTCCCCGGGAGTTGGCCAAATTACTCGACGGCCACTCTGCCGAGGATATCCGGGAGGCTGAAACGCTGCTGGCCAACGCCAAGATTGATGTGAACGACTTCTTTGCATCCGGCAATGGCAAAGCTGAATTTGATGAGCTGCTTTCTGCGGCCAGTACGCCGGTGGAGTTCGGCATTCAAAGTCTGCCCGAGGATGCCCCGGATGAAGAGAGAAACCGCCAGCTTGAGCCGGTTCTGGCCGAAATATCGGCTCATTCGCCGCTGGAGCAAAGTCGCCTCCTAAAACTGGTTCAGGAACGACTGGGTAAAGCGGTTCCAATGGCGACCCTCAAGGAACAGGTGCGATCTGTTCAGCAGAGCCGCCGTGACAACGCCAAAAAGGAAAAGAAAAAGGCAAAGCGTCTCAGCGGATCACCGCCGGGTTCATGCCGTGGTCGCGTCGATGAAGTATTGATCGATACAGAAATAGAAAATGGCGCACCGGATTACACTGCTGCAGCCGAAGCTGCCTATGATTGGTTTACGGCCAACGGGGCTCAGTTTTTTTACACCCAGACCGGCGAACCGTTCATGTATTTCGACAATTCCATCTACTGGATGGATTCACCGGACCGGGGGCGCAAAAGGCAGTATGCAGCCATGCTCTACAAGCACACCGGTATGGTTCCGACATCCAATGGCGGTCGCACTTTTTTTGAGGTGTTACCCAGTTTAGCCATGATTCGTGGACAGGTCCGGGATCATTTCTCATGGCTTCATTCGGATATTTCCAATTTCACAGTCTACTTCAACCTGAATAATCAGGACCATGAGATTGCCCGGATTACACCGGATGGCATCGAGATTCTGAAGAACGGTGGAAATGCCGATGGGATCATTCTCGATGGTTCCCGTAAGATGAAGCCACTCAAATTTATGAAAGATGCCTCTCCCGAGGAAGCCGACAAACTATTGGTCGATTTTTTAATCAACAATATGACCTGCTCTCAGGGGGACCGCTTTCTGATTCTCTCGTGGTTGACCTGTTTCCTGTTGATTGATTTTTCAGGAACCCGGCCCATGACCCGTTTTGAAGGTTCTGCCGGATCGGGTAAGACCACGGCCAGTAAAATCATTTCTGCTTTGCTGTACGGAGAACCTCAGCACAAGAAAGCCACCGATGCTGCCAACTATACCGACGGTTCCCAGAATCCGCTTATTGTCCTCGACAACATCGAGGTACGGCAAATGAGCGAGGAGCTGACCACATTCATGCTCACAAGCATCACCGGCATTGCCAAGGAGAAACGCAAGAGCGGAACAGACAGTGAGACGGTGACCGAACGGACCAAGTGCCTGCTGAACACAACCGGCATTGAGCCATTGTGCGGAGAGCTTTCCGAAATCCAGTCACGGAGCTTTGTCGTCAATTTTGATATCGATAATCAGGGCAATGACTGTTTCATTGAATCTGAGGTCATTGCCTCCATTCAGCAGAACCGCGATCTGATTATTTCCGCCATTATGAAAAGGACCAGCGAGGTCCTGGCAATGATGAAGGACGGCATGCGGACACAGGCGATGAAACTGCTGCATGAAGCTCTTGGTAACCATGACAAACGGCGGTGCAACGAATACCTCAGTCTGATGTATCTGATGCTGCTGGCCGGATCGTCTCAGGAACAGGTAGAGCAAGGAATGACATCGCTTGCTCCAGCCTTCAAGCAGCAGATCCAGACCATCAACCAGACCAGTCGGGAAACCGCTCGGGAATCCAATCACACTGCAACGGCGCTCTCAACCTTGTTCAAAGCATGGCAGACCGCTGTGGAAGCCGACCGAAAGGATATGTATAACGATCGCCGGGTGGATCACATTCAGGAGTTCGTCGCCCGCTATCAAATTCAATTCGAAGAGGACGGCTGCCTGAAGGAAGTGTTATCCCGGGAATTGTTCGTGGCGCTCAAGCGTGTGGCCAGAGATTTTGGCCTCCGATTTGAAATGGACTCATCGAGGCAGTTTGCCCAGCGCTTTGCCAACGACCTCGAAACCATTCGTGGAGCCGGGTTTGATGTTGTCATCAGCCAGAAACGCTACGGGACCAAACTCTATACCATTCAATCAGTCGAATAGACGCTGCCCTTCATATTTTCACCCAGTCAGGCCCGTGGATTCACATCTACGGGCTTTTTGTTTATATCCACGGCAGGTTCCTGTAAAAATCATTATCCCGCTGCAAAAACAATTACAAATTGGCGTCTGGCTGTAAAAATCATTACAAAGGCCGCCGGTGTAGAAAGACCTTTCTACAATGTAGAATGTCAGAAAAGCACCTTTCTACAGCGCAACTCACTGTTATTTATGGCGTTATGAGATAAGCGTAGAAAGTGTAGAAAGGTTTCAGAGGTCACTCCCCCTTACTGTTCATTTTTTCAATTTATTGGATCAATGGCATGCATGAAAAAAACGAGCTATGCGTGAGTAATATTCCTATACCTTTCTACACTTTCTACAAAAACATATATAACTAACTGCTATTACTACTGTTGAGAGATGTAGAAAGGGGGTGTAGAAAGGTCTCTGAGCGTAGAAACCCCTTTCTACGCTTTCTACCATCCGACACTCAGGCTCCGGCTCCGGTAAGTAACGGGAAGAAAAATAAACCCGAAATTCCGGAGGTCACCCATGAGCCTTTTACAAACCATGCTCACGCATCTCGATTCCCCAGAGTGTGAGCCTTCCGAACAAGCTCCGCAGCCAACTGAAAACGACAGCAGCGCACCGGAGCCCGAGCTTTTTGTATCCACCGATCTGGATACCGCACAATTCGAGTGGGCCGTCACGTCCGCCAGCGATGTTGAATACAACGGCAAAATCTATCGACGTCTCGACCCAGAGTATTTCGCATGGCTTCGTTCACGCATGCTGGCAGCCCAGTCCGCTTTCAAAGCCGGTAAACTTCCCGAATCAACATGGGAAAGCCTGAAAAACAGATTCAATCCGCTTCAGGAATATGCTGTTCAGAAATTCGGCAAGGATGATCTACAGCAGGCATCCCGCCAGCTCAGCCCGCAAAATTATCAAGCTCCCCGCCATGTTCAGGCAGAACCTGAGAAACCTGCGGAACCTCCCAAGAACAACTGGATTTATCCGCCAAACGAAGCTTGGAATTGCATAGAGCAGGTCAGCTTCGACGCATTGGCCAAAGTTGATGCCATCAAGGAGGAAGCCATGTCCAAGAAATGGTCTGAAGCCAGGTTATACCAGAATCAGGGACGATACCGATTTCCCTGCGGTCAGGACTACGGGCTGGTCTGCTTTGTCGGCGGTGACAGGAAGATTGGAGCCGTGACGGAAAAATATATCGAAATCATCCACAGCCCGGATACACCGCGTCCCAGCACGCTCAGATTTCACAACCCTGATGTTCCTCAGCCGTGGTTGAAGAAAGTGGAGAGTAACCATGAGCATTAAGAAATACGCCAATGCCGAACACATCCTCCCGAGAGAGTTGCTCAAGGAGGTGCAGAAGTACCATTCCGGCATTCTTTGGATTCCAGCGCCGGGCAGTTTTTACAAGGAGCGCAGACAGCTGGTCATTGCCCTGAAAAGTCAGGGAATCGAAACCGATGAAATTGCCAGCCTCGCCGGTATCACACGTCGCCGGGTCAATCAGATCCTCGCGGACCACAGAAAGGAAACTGATGCCCGACAGGTTGAGGACTCTTCCGGTATGTAAGGCTTGAGGTGCGGGAAAACGGGCTAAATCTGCCTTCCGCCCCGAACCCCGACTTTTGGAAACAAAATTGATAAACCGGAGACAAGCCTTGGGTGTTACAAAAAAAGACGAACAGAATCTGGATCGCTGGCACCGGAATGAGGGCATGACAGATCATGAAGAAGCAAAGAGCAAAGCGGGAGCCAAGGAAGGAAACCTTCGGACGCTCAAGCATGGCATCTTTGCCGACCGCTGCCTGACTCCGGAAGAAAAGGTCATGTTCGACAGCATCATCGAAAAGCTGCACGAGGACTTTCAGTTCAATAAATCCAGCGACTTCCTGCAGGTCGAGCTGGTGGGCATCTACTCGGTGAAGCTGGTCCGGGCTCAGGTTGAAGGAAACACACAGGCCGCCGAGAGTCTCGACCGGATGATCCGCTGCCACATGAAGGATCTCAAGACCACCAAGATTGCCCGCGAGGGTGAAGAGCCTAAAGGTTCACAGACTTCACCGGCCGAATGGGCCTCCGCTCTTCTTGAAAAAGTGAGTGAGGCTGCCGCACAGAAGACCGCTCCCGTGAAAAAGCCGAAAAAAAGTTCGGATAACACCAGAGCCTCGAAAAGAAAGAGCGGGAAAACACGGGGGAATAAGGAGGCTCAAGGTGAGTAAGAGTTCAGATAAGACGTGTTCCCGGAAATTTCAGTTAAATAAATTTTCTCGAATCGAAGGTGCGAACCATCGATCCAGCATCGCCTCCCTCCAATCCTATGCGCATAAGACCATACATAAGAAAATCAACTTTATTGGCTTATGCGCACATAACGCCATAAATCCCAAAGTGGCCTATATGGCCTTGTTCGCGCATAACGGCATATGCCGCAATTTTAATATGCGGCCCGGGAACGAAAAAGGAGCAGCAGGAGCCGCTCCGGATGTTCAGGCCAAGGATGCTGTCACAGTTTTTCAAGAGCATCCTCGAGCTGACCATCGACAAGGTGGGTGTAAATCTGGGTCGTTGAAATATCCCGGTGCCCCAGCGCCCTCTGCACGACAAGCAGGTCACTGGTGGCCCCGTATAGGTGGGTTGCAAACGTATGCCGCAGACCATGCGGAGTCAGGTTCTTTTCAATACCTGCCTTCTTCAGCCAGAAGGCTATTCGGTTGGCTATCTGCCGCTGGCAAAGACGTGTTCCTCTATTCGACAGAAACAGTGCGCTGCATGGCGCTGTGCTTTGCCGGGATCGTTCTTTCAAATATCTTTTCAGCAGGATGCGGAGGTCGGTTTTTATGAATTTGACCTGCACCACATTCCCTTTTGCTCTGACTCTCAGGTGCTTTGCATCGAGATCGATATCGTCTATGTCCAGCGCTTCAAGCTCACCGATGCGGATGCCGGTGCCGAGCAGGACTTCGATCATGACCCGGTCACGCATTCCTGCAAAGCCCGTGCGGCCTTTTACCTCTTTCAGCAGCGCCTTCTTTTCTGAAGCTGTAAGAAACACCGGCGGCTTCTGCGCCAGCCTTTTCATGCGAACCGCCCGGGCCGGGTTTTCAGATGTAAGCCCGGCATCGGTAGTCCATGTGAAGAATGAGCGGACCGCCGCTTTCAACCGATGCACCGATGCCGGTGATCGTGCTCCCGAGTCTGTGGTTAAAAGCTCTGGCGAGGATAAGGTCCTGTCCAACAGGCCGGGTGTCACATCTTGGCAGCAGAGTCCGGACTGGAAGGATTCGGCCACACAGGCCACTAGCCGCAGATCACGCCGGTATGCGGTCACTGTCCCTGCTGCTTTGTTTTCAGCCGACAGGTGGGCACAGAACCGCTCTATGGCCGCTTCCAGTCGATCACTGCTGTTCGGCATCGGTCACCTCCGTCTGCTTGCTGTGTCCCATCGGGGTGCTCTTGGGCAGCGGGAGCTCATCGATAAGTCCGGTATCTTTGGCCCATACCAGCATCATCCGGAACACGCGGATAGTCTTAGCGACGGTTCTTTCGGCCCGGGCATTGCCATTTCCGAGCTTCAGCAGCGCATCGCATTTGAGGAACTTTCCAACCTGAGTGATACGAAGCTCCTGAAGCTTCTTGTCCTTGCCGAAGTATCCCTCGATGAGATCGAGGTCCTTCCGGTAGGTGTAGAGCGTCCGCTCCTTTTTGCCGTTCTCCCGAAGATGGTTGATGAAGGCGGCTGTGGTTTCATGAATGGTCATCTCTGTCATGGCATTAACTCCTTTGTTTTTGAAGCCGGTGGCTTAACCCAGAAACTCATCGATCTGCTGGAGCAGCTCTTCGACATGCCCGAGCGACCCGACGTGAGCCCAGTTGATATTCGATTGCCCGGCATCTGCGGCCAGCTTCTGCTGAATCCGCTGGATGTACTCGGCAATGTTGTCCTGGCGCTTTTGGTAGGCCGTTCTGGCGTCGTCACTGTTTTTTACCTGTTTCATGGGGCGTCTCCTGCTTCGGTTTATGGTTCTGCGGGACCGTCCCGCGTCATGTCCAATGACGCTTATTTCCCCTTGGAAATCAAGTGTTTGCAGAGATGTTTCTGCATTAATTCAACAACCCTAAAACAAAGGAGCGCAACATGTTAAAGAAAGCACTCGAATGGGTCATCCCATTGACGCTGGCCAGTATGGTTGCTGGCTGCGCCACGTATAGGCCGCCTGAGCAGATTCAGTCGGCTACATCCACCCTGAACCGCTACACCCCGGAATATGTCCGGGAGGCAAACAAGGCTCTGGTTGAATCCAACCACCCGGATGCGGAACGTCTGGTCGGAATCGGCCTGCGTCTGCAGAAAGCCATTGATTCACTGGATAGTTGGGCGAACACAAATCCGGAGGACAGTGAACAATGAAAGAAATACTCGAACAAAACAGCGATGCGATCCGGGAGGCCGGTCAGGCGCTGGTCGATATCGGCTCCGAGCTGGCGGCCGGGCGCATAGACGACGCATTCGAACGTATGGAAGTCGCCCGGCAGAAATACGTGGAATGGCAGGAACTCGATCAGGCCATTCTGGATATTGAGGAAGCTGTCAGTAACAGGACGAACACATTGGCGGTCCAGCAGATCCTCACAGAGCTGATCTCATCGGTTCTTGGGGTTGCCATCCGCAAAGGAATGCATTGATGGGTGTCTCTGATAAGGAGCGCAGGCTGGCCGAAACACTCCGTGACCCGGTCTTGTGGGGACAAGCATATCTCTACAACCGGGACGGTTCGGCACGGTCGTATTGGGACCATCAGAAGGAAGACCTCCGCTGCTCCCATAAAAACATCATCCACCTCGATGGCCGTGACGTTGGCAAGTCGATCGTGCTCTCAACGGATGCACTGCACTATGCCTTTACGACTCGCGGCGGAAAGGGATTGATTGCCGCTCCTCATCAGGGACATCTCGACACCGTAATCGAAGAAATTGAGTACCAACTGGACCACAATGAAGATTTGATGAACAGCATTGCCATCTCGAAATACGGCAAACCCAAAATCACTAGGAAGCCATACTTCCGACTAGAGTTTACCAATGGCTCCGTGATCTATTTCCGTCCGGCCGGTGCGTATGGCGATGCATTCCGCTCGCTTCATGTAGACCGGGTTTGGGTAGATGAAGGTGCATGGCTTTCCGAACGTGCATGGAAGGCGCTCAGGCAATGCCTGAAAACAGGCGGCCGCCTGAAAATCTATTCCACTCCCAACGGCCTGAGAAACACCACCTATTATCGGCTGACCCTGTCGGAACAGTTCAAGGTGTTCCGCTGGGCATCGTGGCTCAATCCATTCTGGACCGCTGAACGTGAGTCGGAGCTGCTGGAGTTTTATGGAGGCAAAGACACCTCCGGGTGGCAGCATGAGGTTGCCGGGGAACACGGAAAGCCTTCCTATGGGACGTTCAACGTGGAGCAGTTCAATCTCTGCCGACAGGAATTGCTGGAATATCAGAAGGTCACCATTACCGATACCGAGCTGCGCAATTGTGAAACGGAGGAAGCTGCCTATGACCGACTTGAACTACTGCTCAACCTCACGCCCCGAACCGGACTGTTCTGGATTGGCGGTGACCTTGGATATACAAACGACCCTACCGAGCTGGTTATCTTTCAGGAAGCCGAGGTGGGTGATCGCAGTATCCTGAAACTGGTGCTGCGCCTACACATGGAGCATGTCTCGTATCCGCATATTGCCCAGACTATTGCACTTCTTGAACGTTATTTCACCCCGGCGGGGATCGGTGTAGACAATGGCGGGAACGGTCTGGCCGTGGTGCAGGAACTGCTGACTCTCGACAAATACAAAGAGCTGGAACTTGAAGGCAGATTGAAAGGCTTTGACTTCGGCGGCATGACCCGGCTTACGATCCGCGACGGGAAGGAAATCAAAAAGCGGACAAAGGAACTGATGACCAGCCTGATCAGCGGTGCCATCCAACGAAAACAGATCATCTTCCCGTCAGACGATCTGGAAATTGAAGACCAGTTCACCACCCAGACCTACACGTTGCGTGACGGCAAAATCATCTATTCTAAAGGGAATGACCATATCATCGACGCGGTCCGCTGTGCCATGCTCATTCGAGAGCAAGGCAACCTCGACCTTGCAGGTGAAGAGACCGTTTGGCTCAAACCTGTTCTGACCGAGCCTGTCTTTATTTAACCCGCCTTCCCGACGTTTTCCCTTTCTATCCGGTAAGTAACCCCAGTGTTGCCGTGATCGCCCCACAGCGGGGAGATGTGCGGCTGTTAAACCGGAAACAGCCCGAGAGGATAACATGGATACAAACGCCAAGCCAGATACCGAGCACCCTGACAACGAGTCCAATGGATACGCCATTGTGCCCATGGCCGCAGCGGCAGCCCTCGACGCATCCGCTTTCAGCAAGGTCAACGCGTCGGACGCGGTTCCGGCCACATGGGAAGAGCGAGCCAGAAAGGCTTGGGAATACTATGTCGAAGAGCCGCTGGTAAAGAACTGCGTCAACTCATGGCGCACCTTTGCGGTCGGGGATGAAATCAAAATTACCAGCGATGATGAAACGCTGAAAGATGATGCGGTCAATGCCGCGTGGCGACTCAATGTCTCGGAATTCATAAAGGACATGATCCTTCAGCTGCTGGTCAAAGGTGATGCCGTCGGCTTCAAACGATATGCAACTTCCGGTCAGGACATCGAGGAAGTGGTATGCGTCAATCCGGTTTCGGTGAAGGTGAAGTATGCCCAAGGCGAGCTCATCGAAGCCAAGCAATATGCGGAGGATTCAGGTTCTGCCAGTGATCCGATTGACCTTCCAGTGGATCAGGTCATCCACTTGAAATGGGATGCCCCGGGGTTCTCGCCACGAGGAAACTCTCTCGTTCTTCCCGCGTTTCAAGCCATTGAACTGCTGCGTGATTACCGCCGCGCCGAACAGGCTATTGCCAAGCGATGGGCCACACCGTTTCGCCTTCTTAAAGTGGGCGGTGCGTTCGGGCAGAAGATGGTGATGCCCGACCAGCGAATGCTGGAACAGGTCCGCGACATGGTCAACAAGATGGACATGAAAAGCGGCCTTGTGGTCCCGTTCTATGTGAATGTGGAAACTCATGGGACCGATGGCCAGGTGCTCAACGTCGAGGACAAGGTCAAGGAGGTCAAAGAAGACATTGTGGTGGCACTGGGCCTTTCCCGATCCTTGGTGACCGGCGACGGTCCCAACTTTGCCACGGCCTCGGTGAGCATGCAGAAAATGATGGTCATGATCCGTGAGATCAAACAGGCCGCACGCAAACTGCTCGACTGGGTTTTTGACGATTGGATGGAGCTGAAAGGTCATGGCGACAAGTCGCTCCAGTTCCTCTTCAATGATCTCGATCCAAGCGATGCCGTCGATTTCAAGAAACTGCTCATCGAGCTCTATGACCGCAAACTGATCAGTCGCTCCAGTCTACAGCTCAAGATGGATCTGGACCCGGACATTGAGGCCGCCAATCGCGAAACCGAGAGCAAGAAGATCGACCTGATGGACGAAAAGCAGGTTAAGCCAGTCGTCGATATGGTGGTGTCGGGAATCATGAGTGTCCCCAGTGCCAGAAAGATGCTCGGTATTCCCGCTGATGGCAATGATCTCGAAACCGAGGCACACAATCATTATTCCGAGGAACTGGAAGCAACGGCGGCGAGCACCTTGTGTGATGAATGTAGCCACTTCAATTCCGATTCCAACCGATGCCGTGTACACAACACCGAGCGCACTTTCGATTCCCCGGCCTGCCGATTCATTGACCGCCGGGAATCCTGACCATGCCTTCCGACCTTAAAGAACGCATTCAGGCGGCAACGCTTAAGAGTTTGAAATCCCGCAACCGCTACAACGATTCTATTACCGCCCAACTGACTCAGTCCCTCAAAAAGGCTGAACAGGAAGTGGCTCAGGCCATTTTGAAATACCGCAGTCTGGGATCTCTGCCGGACAACAAGCTGGCTGCGTTGAAAGGTTTGGAAAAACTGCAGGGAGAGCTGGACGATGTCCTGCGCCAGTTGAAACGGGGCCAGACGCTTGTCTTCCGCAAGAGCACCAAGGACGCTTTCAAGGGCGGTATCACTCAGGGCATTACCGAATTGACATCCGCATCACTGCCTTTTTATGCCGATCTGAAACCCGATGGCATCGATAAACTGGCCACCAAAGTGTTCTCAATCGTCGACACCAATGCCCTCGACTTCATGACTCAATACAATCTAACGCTTGCTGGTGACGTAAACCGGGAACTGGCAGACGGCATAAAACGCGTCATCATGCAGGGAATCTTAGAGGGAAAAGGTACGGATGAAATTGTCCGGGATCTTGGGCGGGTCGTCATCTACAAAGATTCCTTCAAACAGGCCGGAACAAAAGTGTTCAGCAAATCCCAATATCGCATGGAAATGATCGCCCGGACCGAGGTGTTACGGGCACACAATATGGGAAGGCTGAAATTTCACCAGCATGTTGGAATCAAAAAATTGGAGTGGATGTCCATGGGCGATGAGAGAACTTGTCCGGTCTGTGGTCCGCTCAATGGAAAGACCTTCCCTGTTGATAAATTTCCGGGACAACCAGCACACCCATTCTGCAGATGCACCAATCTTCCTGTATTGAGTGATGTCGTGCTGAAAAATATTTGAGACGCCTTTCCGACACATTTCAAAGCCTTCCGGTAAGTAATCGCTGAAACCTCCCGCTCGCCCCGTGCGATCGGGGCAAATAACAGTGATTGAACCGGAGAATTTAATGGAAATGTTTGCCACTGACCTGGAAAGGCTGGCGTTCCTCCTTGAGGCAGATGCGGCGCTCGCAATCGATCCCGACGAGCTCGGGACCGATGCAGCCGAACAGAAGGCTCCTGAAGAGCAGCCCCCGGAGAAACGCCCCAAGTACATCACCAACTACATCGGCAGCAAACAGAAGCTGGTCGACTGGATCTGGCGTAACACCCCGGACGGAGTTTCCTCTGTTCTGGATGCCTTTTCCGGTTCGGCCGTTGTTGCTTACATGTACAAATCCAAAGGGCTGCGGGTTTTTGCCAATGACCGTCTTCGCTACAGTCATCACGCAGCCAAAGCCATCGTCGAGAACAGTTCGACACGACTGTCCGAAGCCGAGATCGAAAAACTGCTGGCGGACAATCCGAAAGCCAAAACCTTTGTTCGGGACAATTTCAAAGGGATTTTCTTTGCCAAAGGTGTCCACGCACTCATTGATTCGCTGAGAGCCAATTGCGACGATCTATCCGGTTATAAAAAAGACATCGCGCTGTTTGCTCTCGGCAAAACCTGTATGAGCGGCAAAGGCGGATTCGGCCACTTTTCGTCTTCCACCGATTACGGCAAACGTCAGGACACCCCTGACGAATTCAAAAAACGTCTGAAGGCGAATATCGAGCGGATCAACGCCCTGATATTCGATAACGGCAAAGAAAACAAAGCCTATCGTGGAGACGTAAACGAGGTCCTTTCCAAGGTGAAGGCTGACCTCGCTTACTTTGATCCGCCGTATGCCACCGAGTTTTCGACCACCAATTATGAAAAAGCCTACCACTTTGTCGAAGGGCTGATGACGTATTGGGATGGACTGACCATCAAGGCAGATACCAAGGTCAAAAACTATGAAACCAGCCATGTGACGGTCACCAAGGGCAATGCCTCTGACTTCTTTCAGGAATTTCTCGGCAACGCCACCCATATCCCTCACTGGCTGATTTCTTACCGTGATCACGCCTATCCGAACGAACAGCAGATGAAAAAGATCATCGGCGGTCTTGGGCGTCAGAGCCGGATGAAGACCAAGGACCATAAGTATTCGATCACCTCCAAGCATGGCGAGGCGTCCAGCGCCAAGGAGCGTCTTTTCGTTTGCCTGAAAGGAAACCAGTCCCATGTGGATACCGATCAGGCGGCAAAGCCTTTTCCGATGGCTACCGCAGCCAATATCCACACCTCTATTCCGGTGGAGCTCTGTCTCGATGAGAATTCCGGACTCAATGCCGAAGCAATGAGCGGAGGGTTGCCGGGCGACCCCCAGTTTACCTTCATCCTCTGCAGAACCGGCACCAACCGGAATGGTGACCACTTCACCCCCGAAGAGCTGGCCGGAAGGCACATGACCGCCATCAACAAGAAAGTCGACCTTCAGCACTCGCAGGAGTTTGGCGACATTGTCGGTGGAGTGGTGGCGGCCGATTATCTGGAGGACGACATCGGCGGCCGGATCGAATGCGTAGGTGAGCTTTACACCGGAGACACCCCCAACGCCCAGCTGGCTTACAAACTCATGAAGCGCGGCATCATCACGCAGGTATCGATGGAATGTGATTATGAGGAAGGTGAATGCTCCGTCTGCCATAAGAGTTTTAAGAGCAAATCTGATTACTGCACACACCTCAGAAAATTTAAAGGTCGTGAACTCGATGGGAAACCCGTTTTCGAGATTCTTCACGGCGTGACTTTTACGGGCCTGGGCCTGCTGGACCGCAAAGGGGCAGATGAAAATGCCCGCATTCTGCAGGTGGCGTCGGTTCAGGACCCATCTGCCCCACACCAACCCAAAGGAGATCCTACTATGGACGAAAAAACCAAGAAACCAGATGAGTCGTCCGCCGACGCCGCTAAGAAAAAACAGGAACGGCAGGAAGACAATCCGGCTCCCAACAGTGAGCTGGAAAAGGAAAACCGCCAGTTGAAAGCTCAGGTGGCCGAACTCCAGAAACGCATTCAGGAGATGGAAGCCGAACAGAAGGCTGCCGCTTCGAAAGCCCGTGCTCACAAACTGATTTCAAAGCTGGAAAAGCAAGGCGTTGATTTCGGTACAGGAGATGACCGCGACGGAGAATTGAAACGACTGGCGGAGCTTTCTGACGAGGCTTTTTCTGCCACCGAAGCGGCTTATGAAAAAATGGCAAAAGCTCAGAAGGCCGATGCCAAGACCCAGCCGGAAACGGAAAAAGAGCCTGAAAAACAAAAATCCAAGGCTTCGAGCGAACAGCTTATGCGTAGCTCCGCAGGTGTGAGACCTCACGATGTGGATGATCGCAAAGTGTCGCTTGAAGACCGTCTTCGTAACGGATTCATGGCGGCTTACAACAACCGTGTCGGCAACGAATCGAACGAAACCGTGGAAATCAACTAACAAGGAGAAGAACTATGTCTTTTATCAATCCATGTCACAGGGGCCTCGCTTACGGTGACGGCTATATGCAGGGAGATGGCCAGCTTGGTCATCTGGTGAGTCTGGCCGGGAACGACCTGTTTGCCGTTAATACAGATCCGGAGGTCCGATCTTTCGGCATCCTGATCAAGGATTACGCAGGCGGTGAAATGCCCGGCATTTATTGCAATGGCGGTGTGTACGAAACAGATGTTTTCGAAGGAACGATCAATCCCGGGGATGACCTGAAGGTATCGGCCACCGGAAAACTTGAAGGCGGAAGCATTACAAACCGGCAGCATGTCATCGCTCAGGCCATTTCCGTCCAGAGCGGCGTTTTGAAATTCAAACTGCTTATTTAACCACAGGAGCTGTACACATGAAGAACAACCCAATGAACATTCACAGCCAGGAATACATGGAGACCATGGCAAGGCTCATGAGTGAAGCTCTTGAGTCCCCGGAAGGGATGCAGGCGTTGGCTGCTGCAATTGCCGCTCCGATTGAACAGGAGATCCGGCGCAAGGAAATTTCCTCTCTGCTGCTCACCAAACACACGCTGCCCAAGGGGGAACGTCCGCTTTATCAGAAAAAGCCGACGGTCAAAGCCCACTGGATCAGTAAAGACGGTGAAGCACAGGAACAGGAAATCGGCAAAGATGAAGTCGAGTTTCCGACCAACCGCATTCACTCCAATCCAATGGTGGATATCTCTGTCCTCAAGAACGGCAACATCGGCACGCTGATGGATATCCAGACCAGTGCGTCCGATGCCATTCGAAAAGAGATGGACCGCAGATCAATCAGTGTGTTGTCTGCGGCAGTTCCAGCTGCCAATACCATTGAAGTGGCTGGAAACACGCTTACCGAGGAAGCCCTCAATGAGGCCATCTCCATTATCGAAGACCTCGAACTTTCGGTGAAATACATCGTCATGCGTGGCCGTCGTTTCAACGATCTGCGCGGCTGGGATCTCGATCCTCAGACCAAGCTCGAGTTACGTCAGAAAGGTGTGGTCAAGAACTACGGCACCGGCGGCATCTTGCTGACGGCTTCCATGCCCCTTGATGAAATCCTGATCATTCCGGATGAAGAAGTGGGGAAAATGCCGGTCCGTGAAAAGCTCAAAGCCGAATCCATTGACCAGAAGACCCGCTTCAAAACGGGCTGGCTTGTCTGGTCCGAAATCGGTCAGGGCATCACCCGCCCGGACGTTCTGGCCCGAGTGAAACTTGGTGTTTAATGCCGAAGGAGGAATCATGTTGATGATAAAAAATGTACGCCCCGGCATTCTCATCATTCCGGATGCCGGACTAAAATTGCTACCCGGAGAGGCTGTACCGGTTGAAGCGCAGACCGACCAGATCAAACACTGCCTGCAAACCGGAGTGGTGATTCAGATCGAAAAGGAGAACGCAGACAATCCATCTTCTCTGGAGAAACAGGATCAGGATGATGGTCTGAGCAAGCTCAACGCGACCGAAGCCATTTCCAAGGTCAATGAAGAGGCCGACCCGGCCAAACTCAAAGGCTATATGGAAGGCGAAAAACGCAGAACCGTGATCGATGCCCTGAAAAACCGTCTCACGGAGGTTGACGTTGACGCTTCCTGAGCTCATAGCCGACCTGCGCATTGACCTATCCGATCCGGATGCGTCTCTCTTTGTGGATTCAACACTGGAGAGATGCGTCCGGAAAGCGGTTTTTAAGCTGTCCCGGGATGCGGAGATTTCTCTGACCATCGAGGGCGAGCAGATTCTGCCGGATATCAGCGGTGAACTCAGGGAGCTGCTTCTGCTGCTCGGGCAGATACATGCCTGTCAGGTGATGCGCTCTGCCACAGCCAATGCCTTTTCGTTTTCCAGCGGCGACAAGCGGGTCGATAAATCCAAGCAACCGGAACACTGGGCCAAGCTCGAAGTGGACCTGCTGGAGGAATACCGCAAAAGGCTCGCCGCATTCAAACCGGGAACCGAGGTTAACGAGGATGGCTACATCATCACCCCCGGCGGCATTACTCCGGTGATTTATGAACAGGGAATCTGTCTTGAAGAGGATTGCTGATGCTTTTGACAGATCAGGAAAAAGAACAGGCCGTGAAGGACGTCAGAGAACTGATTGTCTCCTCCGGCATCACCGCCACAGTGCTGCGCATTGTTCCCGGTGAAAATCTGTATGGAAGCGACGATCAGGAATACAGTCCAATAGGCTCGATCCCCGTGGAAATAGTCCACACACCCCCGGAAGATCTCGCCGGAAAAATCGATGCCACCGTCTCTGTTCTGCCGGAAGCTGACGTGCTCCCGGAGGACAGACTCCAGATAGAGACAGTCACATACAGAATACAGACACTCGAAGAAGAACACTTCTTTGGAGTCATCACTCACCAATCCATCAAGCTGGTGAAGATCCATGGGCGTTAAACGGACCGGTGACTGGAACAAGGCCAAAGCCAAACTGAATGGCACGCTTGGTCCCCGGATCGCCATGGCCCTCCAGCAGGCGACCATCCGTAATGCCCTTTTTCTTGTTCGGGAGATTCAACGCGGCATCCGCAATCAGGCTCCCGGCGGGCAGGCTTTTGCCAAGCTGGCCGACAGCACTATCGCCCGCAAAGGTTCCAGTAAGGCACTTATCGATACCGGCTTTCTGATCAATTCCATCACCCAGAAGATCATGGCGGACAAGGCGTTTGTGGGCCTTCTTCGAGGCACCGTCAACAAGGACGGTGAAAGCATGGTTAATATCGGCGCTGTCATGGAATATGGAGCCACCATCAACCACCCAAACGGGGCGACTATTATCATCCCCGCCAGACCTTTTCTTCATCCTGTCATGCAGAAATACCGCAAAGAGATTGAGCAAAATTATCGAGCAGCCCTGAAAGGCATTCTCTGATCCGACACATCCGCAGCGCTTCCGGTAAGTAATCTGGCAGAAACAACCGGAGGCTACCGTGAGCACAATACGAACCGTTACAGAAACACTAATCAGGCAGGTCAAAGCCGACATCCACCCGGATGCCGTGCTGGTTTTGCCTGATGATGTTTTTGAAGTTCAGCGCACGCCCAGCGTCATTTTGCAAGGGCCACGAGTCAGCGAAAACAAACTGCGCCGCAGCCAAAGCCGTCTGATTGAAAAGGACGTGGACACTCTGTCATTCGAGGAGTGTTCTTTTCCGCGTCTCTACCATCTCGACTTTGACTTGATCGTGACCGTGGACCGTGAGGTCGAGTTGATTGATTTTCAAGAGTCGGTTTCCCGCTTTGTCCAGCGCAATCCCGTTTTGACTATTACGGATCAGGGCCAGCTCAACCTGACGGAAATCGCTCCGCTGGGCGGCCTGAACCGGGTCAACCTTTCCAATCTGAAGCAAAGCTCCGGACGCATCCGCATTGAAGACTGTCCTGTTTACGATGGCGAAATCCAACACGGCCATCTGATTAAGGACCGAACTTTCCAGTTTCACGGCAGCGTGAATGAAGAACGAACCTATGAACCCAAAGGAGATGAACAGTGATTGAAATCAGAAACCTTCAGTTTCAACCGCTCACTTTTAATCTGGCCGGAGACAGAACATTGCATCTCGGCCCGCGTGAGCGCACCTCGATTCCACAAAAGGATATCTCACCTGAAATCACGCTTGCTGAAAAACGCGGCTTGGTGGGCCTTTCAAAACCGGAAGAGAAAAAGCCTTCCGTTTCAGATGAGACGGCTGAAACCACCGAACCCAAAACCACGAAACGGAGGAAATAACGATGCCTGCATATCTATCTCCCGGCATTTACACCCGGGAAACAGACTTCAGTTTTTATGTAAAGCAGATATCCACCTCGGCGGCTGCCATGGTGGGAATCACCGAAAAAGGCCCGGTCAACAAGCCGGTGCTGGTAACGAGCTGGGAGCAGTTCATCAATAAATTCGGCTCTTACATCAACGAAGGCTACCTGGCTTATGCGGCCAGAGCCTTTTTCGACAATGGCGGTTCGATTCTCTATGTCTGCCGTGTTGCTCACTATACCGATATTACGGACAAAGCCACCTTGATTGCTGTTAACTCGGTTGCCGTTCTTTCCAACCGAAAGTCAACGCCTGAGCTTACGTTGCAAGTGAATGCAGCTAACCCCGGAACATGGGGCGACCGTATTTCCGTGACGATCGAGGATGGCTCACTGGACCCGGCCAACGCATTCAATCTCATTGTCAAATACAAGGACAACATCGTCGAGGTGTTCAAAGACCTCTCTATGGATGAAGCTTCGGCCAATCATGTCGAGCTTATGGTCAATGAGGTTTCTGATTATATCACGGTCAGTGATTTGTCCCCGTCAACAGGGACTGCAAATGACCGGCCCGCACTTGGAAGTTATCCGCTAATTGGTGGCGACAACGGTCTTTCCGGTGTGACCGATTCGGATTACATCGGCGACCCGTCCCAGCATACCGGGCTTTATGCATTTGATGAGATCGACGCCCTGAACCTGCTCATGGTTCCAGGAGTCACAACCGTTCCGGTTATCAATGCCGGAATCACCTATGCGGAAAACCGCAAGGATCTGCTCTTCATCGCTGACACGCCCTTCATGCTTGAACCGCTTGAGGTCGTTGACTTCAGAAAGGGTCAGGGAACCTACACTCACGCTGCATTCAATTCTTCCTATGCGGCTCTCTATTACCCGTGGCTGGAGATCAGCGATCCTATCACCGCCCGCAAGAAATACATCCCGCCATGTGGGGCTGTTGCCGGGTGCTGTGCGCGAAGCGACCAGAAGACCTATGTCTGGTGGGCTCCAGCCGGAATCGACCGTGGTCGCGTTTTTAACGCAGTGTCTGTTGCCTACAAAACCAGCCGTGGCGAGCGCGACGTGCTCTATCCCGAAGGGGTCAATGTCATTGCTGTTTTCCCGGATACCGGAATCAACATTTGGGGGCAGAAAACACTCCAGAGTCAACCATCGGCGGTGGATCGTATCAACGTGAGACGATTGATGATGTATATGGAGGAAGCCATTTCCGAGTCATCCCGTTTTGTCGTGTTCGAGCCGAACAATCCGCAGACATGGCGGGCTCTTGGTCGTCTGATCAATCCCTTCCTGCAAGACATCAAGGAAAAAGGCGGTCTCTATGACTACGCATTCCAGTGTGATGAGGAAACCAACACTCCGGTGGTCATCGACCGTAATGAAATGATTGCCCGGGTGTTCGTTAAGCCGACCAAAACAGCGGAATTCATCGAACTGAACTTCATCCTGACCGGCACCGGCGCGGACTTCAGTGAAATCATTTAATCAGGAGATACAACCATGAGAAGTGGAAATATGCCCAAGAGCCTTTACCAGAACTGGCAGTTTGCCATTGAGGTAAACGGCTTTGATGTGGCCCTGTTTCATAAGGGACAGGAGCCAAAAACGGAATTCGAAGAAGTGGCCTTTGCTCCCGCAGGTTCCATGTTCGACCAGAAGGTGGCCGGACGCGTGAAGTTTGAAGACCTCACTCTTGAAAAGGGAATCCTGCAGGACGGTTCTGACGAAGTCGCCCGGGAATGGGTAAAAAAACAGGTCGACGTTAATGCGGTGACCGGTGGTCTGCCTGCCGACTACATGAAGGATGTCGATGTGGTGCGCTATGACCGCAGCGGCAATGAAACCAGACGATGGACGCTGCATGGCGCATGGATCAAGACCTTGGAATACGACGAACTCGAAGGCGGTAACACCGAAAACACCATCGAAAAACTGACCATCTGCTACCAGTACTGGACCTGATAAACAAGGAGTGAAGCAATGTATACCTACGAATTACCCAGTGGCATCGAGATCGAACTCAAGGAGATGACCGGTGCCGAAGAAGAGCTCCTGACCAATCAGCGTCTTATCCGGAATGGAGAGGCGATCAATCAGGTGCTCAGAAACTGTACCGTCCGTCTTGGCGAGAATGAAAATCCAGCAGTGAACGATATTCTCGACCTGCTCTCGGGCGACCGTCTTTTCGCATTGGTAAGGCTGCGCCAGATTTCCCTCGGAGACGAGGTGGAGTTGGAACCAACTTGCCCGAATGCATCGTGCCGCATGACCAACTATGTGACGGTCAATCTGGAGGATCTCAAACTCACGCCTTACACCGAGGAGCGTGAGTTCGAATTCAAACTACCCGGCTCCAAGAAGTCGGTTCGTTTCGGACTGCTCGACGGACATAAGGAAAAACGGCTGGCCGCATTGCGCGAGCCGAACATTTCATCGGCCATGATGATTCGACTTATCGAGATTGACGGGAAAGCACCCAGCAAGAAATCCCTCGCTGAAATGTCCATGCGTGACCGAAGTGCCCTGCGACAGGAAATGGCCCGGGTGGATGCCGGTATCGATACGACAGTCGAAGTCGACTGCGATGGATGCGGCACCCGGATCAGAACACGTCTCGAGGCCGAACCGGCTTTTTTATTTCCAGGAGTTCGCTTGTAAGCGACAGCTTCTTTCTCGCCTATGGCGGGCTCCACTGGAGTTATCAGGAAATCCGATCACTGCCGCTCAGGCGCAGGCAACAGTTTGTGGAAGCCTTGGAGCGGCAGATTGATTTTGAACGGGAGCAAATGGATAAGCGATGATGAATAACGACCTTGGACTGGGCATTGTCGTATCGATGAAGGATGCGTTCACGCAGAACGCCCAGCGCATTGAAAGCTCGATGACAAGCCTCGACGGAACCGTCGCGGCCGCCAGTGAACGCATGACCAGAAATCTGGATCGTATCCAGAAAGGCACCATGATGGTGGGAGCCGGTCTTGCGCTCATGGCCGCGCCCGTTGCCTTGGTCGCATCCACCGCCGCTACCCAGAAAGCCCTCGGGGAACTGGCATCGCTTGGTGTTAAGGACCTCGGTGCCATTGAAGATGCCGCCGAATCGTTCACCAACCAGTGGTCGGGTGCCAACAAGGCGGCCTTCATTACGGCCACTTACGATGTGAAGTCAGCCCTGTCCAACCTCAGCGATGAGGCGGTCGGCGTCTTCACCAACATGGCCGGTCTCACGGCCAAAGCCACCAAGGCTACCACGCAGGAGATGGTCGGAACCTTCACCACGGCTTATGGCATCTTCAAGCCCATTATGTCGGATATGACCGACATGGAATGGGCCACCGCCTTTTCAGGAGCCATGGCCCAGACTGTTGCCTCGTTTAAGACCAACGGAACCCAGATGGCCGATGCGATCAAAAACATCGGTGCCGTTGCCGCCGCCAACAATATTCCTTTGCAGGAACAGCTGGCAATCCTCGGTCAGTTGCAGACCACCATGCCGGGCTCAGAAGCGGGAACGCTCTACAAGGCGTTTATCATGAAAGCGGCCGAGGCCGGTGATCAGCTTGGGCTCTCGTTCACCGATACAACCGGTCGTCTCAAAGGCGTCATTCCCATTCTGCAGGAAATCAAACAACAGTTCCCGGATTTGTCGCAGGCTGCAGCTCAAGTCAAACTAAAGAAAGCCTTTGGTTCCGATGAAGCGGTCAAGTTTCTCCTGCAGATGGCGGCCGGAACGGAATCGCTTGAAAGCAATATCAAGTCGGTCGGCGCAGCTATGAAAACCGGGACAGCCGTCACCAATCAGATGGCCAGTGCCATGAATCAGGATATCGGAGCCCAGTTTGGATTAATCCGTCAACAGATGTCCAATCTCACAGAAATACTGGGTCGCGCACTATTACCGGTCGTCACCCCGGTAATGAACGGCATCTCCCGCTTTGTTCTTTTTCTGCAGAAACTGGCCAAATCCATGCCCGGCGTCACCCGGGTGATTTTGACGCTCTCCATGGCACTTGGAGCTGTGCTGGTTGTTGCCGGAGCGGTCACGTCCGCCGTCGGGTTGGTCGGACTCATGCTTCCGGCAATCAAGGCCGGGTTCGTCGCCATCAGTGCAGCCGCCGCAGGTGTCGGCTCTGCCATTGCCACTTACTTTCTACCGGTAACCGCCGCCATTGCCGGTGTGGTTCTGGCCGTCTATCTGTTGAAACGGGCATGGGAGACAAACTTCGGAGGAATCCGAGATGTGGTGCTCGGGACGTGGAACAAGATCAAACTGGTCTTCGAGGGCGTGAAGACCCTCATCTCATCCCTGAGTGGCTCAAGCGGCCAGATGTCGGCCGAGCTTGCCAACCGACTCAAGTCGGCCGGACTCCTCGGTTTTGTCGTGACCGTCTTCAAGGTCTATTACCGGGTGCGGGAATACCTGTCCGGGCTGTGGGAAGCCTTCTCACATGCCTTCGGTCGAATCCGGGCCATTCTCGAACCAGCTGTCAAGGCGATGATTTCAGCCTATGCCACCCTCTACAAAGCCATCTTTTCGGTGGTGGAAATATTCGGTGTCTCGGCCAATTCAGTGGATGGATCGGCGTGGCGTAAGTTCGGTTCCGTGGTCGGAACAGTTGCCGGTGTTCTGCTTCAGGGGTTGGCCTATGCACTCCGCATCGTGGTCTGGAATATCACGATGGTTGTCAAAACACTGGCCATTGTGGTGAGAAGCGTCGTCTGGGTTGGCAAGGTGATCGTCGGCTCACTGATCTATGCCACCAAGTTCATTTACAAATTTCTGCTCCCGGTGAGGCTGATTGCTCAGGCGTTTGTGGCCGCCGGGAAGATTATCTATTCCGTCTGGCAGATACTGACCGGTGATGTCTCCCTGCTGGATGGGTTGAAAGCGATTGGCGGAGCGGTCTTTGATTTTCTTGCAACCCCGTTCAGGTGGGCTCGCGATGTCATCAGCGGGGTCTGGAACTTTATCACCTCGGTTTTTGATGGGATGGTTCGGTTCTTTGTGGCTGCCGGTGAGCGCATCGTCAATGTTTTCATGAATCTGCCGCTCGTCAGCACATTGCGGAATCTGTTCGCCACAGTGAAGAGCTTTTTCGCGGGCGACATGACCTTTTTCGAGGCCGGGAAAAAGATGCTGGTCACACTGGGTGAAGGCATCTGGTCGGCGGTTACCTATCCATTCCGCATGTTGAAGAACGCTCTCGGCAAGTTGCGAAGCCTGTTGCCGTTTTCCGATGCCAAGGAAGGTCCACTGTCGACACTGACTGCATCAGGCCAAGCCCTGCTAAAAACATTGGCGGATGGAATGCTTTCCACGTTGGCATTGCCTGCAAAAGTGTTCTCCTTCGCTGCTCGTGGAGTTCTGTCTGCACTGTCTGGTGTCTGGAACGGACTCAAAACAGCTGGCCAGACCGCTATGAGCCTGCTTTCCACTCCCTTTAGAGCGGCAGGCAATCTTTGGGGTTCACTGGTTGATGGTGCCGGAGCGATGGTATCCAAAGCCGGTGGATTGATCACAGGCGCTCTGAGTAACCTCATCCCGGAACTGTCACTGCCGGATTCATGGAGCGGCGTCTGGAATAAACTGTCCGCCGGTGCGACTGCGGTCAAACAGACGTTCACCGCCACCTTCAGCGGGCTGAAAAACATCATCGGCTCCGGGATCTCTGCGGTAGCCGAAAAAGGAACAGCCCTATGGAGCCAGGTTAAGTCCGGTGTGGGCGGTGTCATTCAGTCGGTAAAGCAAAAAGCCTCGGGCCTACTCGGCGGCGCATGGAATAGCATCACGTCACTGTTTTCATCTTCATCGGCCCCGGAAGCTAAAACTGCTCCCAGATTACAGACCGCTTCCGCAAAAACATCTGTTGTTCAGCAAAGTGCCGGTTTATTTGCATTGATTCCGAGTTTGGATAAAAAACTGATTCCGACCGTGTTCTCCGCCGTGCTTATGCTCACGCCGGTCATGGCTTCGGCAATGCCGGTCGTGAATGCCGGGCCAGCAGGAGCACCCGACATTACACCGAAAATTCCGGTAAGTAAGCCTTATCAGTTCCCGGACGCCATTGCGGCTCCTTTTGTTCCACCGGTGACTATTGCCGGGCAGATTGCCCCGTCGATGGGGATGATTCCCGCGTTGAATATTCCGGCCGATGTCAGAGCTTCGGTGGATACTGCCGGGACAGGTTTGTTGCAGGAAGTCAATGCAGTTCCGCTAATGCATCCGGAACCGCATTCGCCTGAAAAACTGGCAGCGGCAAGAACGAGTCCGTTTGTGTCATCACCAGCAGGCCAGCAGGAAGGCCCCGATATGGCCAGTCTTCTGGAGGCGCTGTTGAACAAACTCGATGCGCTTTCGGAACGGCCGGTGGAGGTTTCGGTGGCCACGCATATCGATGGCCGTCAGGTGGCCGAGGCGGTCTACAAAGACCTCCGGGAACGAAAAATCAGAAACTATGAAACCCTGTGAGGCAACCGATGAAAAGAGTGTTTATTTGCAGCCCCTTTGCCGGGGACATTGAAAGAAATGTTGAAGTGGCCAAAAAGCTATGCCGCATGGTCATGAACCAAGGCTACGCGCCATTCGCGCCGCACCTGCTGTATCCCCGCTTTGTTGATGATCACGACCCGGAACAACGCTCCGCCGGTATCGGCTGCGGACTCGCTTACATGGAAACCTGCTCTGAAGTCTGGGCGTTTACCGGGAACGGCATTTCCAAAGGGATGCAGCAGGAGCTGTCCCATGCCAGAGAGATCAACAAAACAATCGTTGAAATCCACGAGGTTGAATGATGGCTTGGAACCAGCAACCGATAAAGGGATATCTGGTCGATGCCGACACCGGCGAGCGACTGGAATTCCAATACAACCCCAACAATATCAGCGATGAAAAATCGACCAGCTATGCCGCCATCAAGATTCCCGGTATGAGTCACCCGCGCTATCAGTATGTGGCCGGTGAACCACGCCGGATCACCTTCAAGATCGAGCTGTTCAAGGGATCGGTAAAACAGAAGGTCGACTGGCTGCGGTCTCTGCAATACCCGGAGCACGCAGGCAGCATGCTCAAGAACGCGCCGCACCGGGTCATTCTCATTTTCGGCGATCTCTATCCGGGCGTTACCTGCATTGTCAGACAGGTTAAGGCCCGCTTTTTCGGTCTCTTCGACCAGACCAATCTCGCTCCCCAGCGGGCCGAGGTGGATATATCCCTCGAAGAATACGTCGATCAATCCGTCAACTGGTCGGAGGTGCGCTCATGATCGACAAGGACTCCAGATACGCAAAATGTCTCCGGTACAGAGACAGCGATGGTGATTCCCTTGGCATGCGGTTTCCGATCAATATATCACCGCGATTTGATGACCGTTTTCATACCGTGACCGACGGGGACCGGCTGGATCTTCTGGCCCACAGGTATCTGGGAGAAGCAAAGCTCTGGTGGATCATCTGTGACTACAACGACATCTTCTTTCCGCTGGAACTGACGCCGGGAACGGTACTTCGCATCCCTTCCATGGACCACGTCAACATGCACATTCTCGACTGAGCTCCGACACTCCATCAGCTCTTCCGGTATGTAAGCAGTGAACTGCAAACAGCCGGAGACGTGCATGGAACTCGATACATTCAAACCGACATTTCTGATTCAGATAGAGGGCAAATCGCTCTCCAAGGATATCACTCAGGAGATCACTTCATTCGTTTTTACCGACAATGAAGAGGAACTGGATGTTCTCGAACTGTCCATCACCAACCGCAACCTGCAGTTTGTGGACGATCCGCTTTTTCAGGAAGGCAACGAGATCATTGCCCGGTTCGGTTATGTGGGCAATCTCTCACCCCGCAAGAAAGCCGTCATCAAAGATATCGATTACGACTTTCCTGAAAACGGTGACCCCACCATCCGTATCAAAGCCTACGACAAAGGCTTCAAGCTGGCCGGAAAAGAAAACCAGAAGGTCTGGCAAAAGCCAGCTCCGGGCATTCTCTATTCCGAAATTGCCGAGCAGATCGCTTCGGCCAATGGCCTTAAACCGGTCGTAACGCCAACCAAGGGCCATCATCTTCGCGTAACCCAGAGCAATCAATCCGATGCCGTCTTCCTCAAAGAGTTGGGCGCAAAGGCTCGTGACCGGGATGGTCAGGGTGTCAGCGGATACTCCTTTTTCATTCAGGACGATGAACTCCATTTCCACCCACGGGAGCTGGAACAGGCTCCGCTGCTGGCGCTGGAATATTTCACCGACCGCAAGGGCGTTCTGCGCTCTTTCAGGCCATCGACCCAATCACAGGGAGCCAAAGGTGCCGGGGTCGAAACCAAATCAGTCGGTGTCGATCCCCGCAAGAAGGATGTGGTGGAACACAAGGCCAACAACGCCACCACTCCCGAACGGACCTCGTTGGGCAAACAGACCTATCTGGTGGATGGCAATACGGGAGAGGGCCGCTTCAAAGAACAGGAGACCGGTCAGGTCGTTCCTGCTTATGAGCGTTCCGAAGCCTTTCATGAAGAACCGGCACAGGAGCCTGCGCAGGATACAGCCGAAGGCAAGTTCAGAAACGCCGAGCTCAAACAGGTGGAAGCCACCGCCGTCACCATCGGTATTCCGTCTCTCCGTGCCAAAAAGAACCTCGAAGTGAAAGGCGTGGGCGGGAAATTTTCCGGCATTTATTACTGCCACTCGGTTCGCCACAGCATCGGTTCATCCGGCTATTCCTGTGAGATCAAACTCAAAAAGAACGCCCTTGGCAAAGGTGCCGGAGACAAGTCCGCCCAGACCAAGGGAAAGCCAAACGATAAAGAAGCACCGGCAACCCCGCAGAATGAGCCACCGGCGATGGTGACCATCGATGCGGATTCCGGTGCTGTTTCTTAGGAGGAACCATGGGAGATCTGAGTAAAAATTTCAGTCGTTCCGAATTTGCCTGCAAAGGAACCAACTGCTGCGGGCATTCGGCTCCGGTGCAGCCTGAACTGATTTCGGCGCTTCAGGCTCTGCGCGATCAATTGAATCTGCCACTGAGCATTACCAGCGGTTTTCGCTGCAACCGTCACAATGAGTCTGTTGGCGGAGCAGCCCAAAGTTTTCATACCTTGGGATTGGCTGCCGATGTGGCTTGCCCGGATGGACTGACAGCCGAAGACCTGGCTCAGGCGGCGGAAGCCATACCGGCCTTTCAACAAGGCGGCATCGGAATCTATCCGTCATGGGTCCATCTCGATGTCCGTACCACCGGGAAGGCGAGGTGGCGTAATGACTGAGTTTCAGAAAACCGTTACCGTCGGCTCGGGAATCGGACTAAACGGGCCGTTGCAGTTTGAACTGCTGCCCAATGGCCGCAGCGCCCGTCTGATCAAAGATTACAAGGTCAGGATCGCTGGCAGCCGCACCATTACCGTACCTGCTGGATTCGAAACGGACTTTGCCTCCGTGCCGCGCCTGTTCTGGCGAATTGTGCCTCCATGGGGACGCTATTCACCGGCAGCCGTCGTGCATGACTTTCTCTATCACACCGGACTTGTGACCCGGGCTGAAGCCGACCGCATCTTTCTCGACCTGATGACCAAGCTCGGTGTTCCGGCATGGAAACGCCGACTGATGTATTGGGCTGTCCGTGTGGGCGGTTGGAAGGCTTGGAATAACAGCCGCCGGAGGGAAAGCAGCCATGCTTGAAACCTCCGATAAACAGACAGAAGAACGCTATCGCAATCGCTGGTACGGAAAGTACCGGGCCTTTGTCCGGGACAACAACGACCCGGAACGGCTCGGAAGAGTCCGGCTCGAAATCCCTGCTGTGCTGGGTACAGGCCGTGAAAACTGGTCCGACTGGGCCTCTCCCTGTTTTCCCTATGGTGGTAATGATGATTGCGGCATGTTCCTTGTGCCTGAAGAAGGCGCTTCGGTCTGGGCCGAGTTTGAAGGCGGCATTGTTCAGTATCCGATCTGGACCGGAGTCTGGCTGGCCAAGAGCAATCCCGGGGAACAGCCGGAGGAATCCAAGCGCACCTGCAGCAATGCTTTTTGCCATGACTGCGAGGACAAGCTGGAGCACCAGAGCAATCCCCACGACAATCTCGAACACCAGAAATACCACGGCCACCCGGAATACTACTGCCCGCGCTTCAGGGTTCTGATGAAGACGGAAACCGGACACACCATTCTGGCCGATGACCGTGACGGCGATGAACTGATGCGCCTGATCGACCGGGCCGGTCAGATCCTCACCATGGAAGCCAAGGTCAAACCGGAAATGCAGAGCGGCAACGCCCTCAGACGCGGCACCAAGGATGCCGAGAAAGGCGACCAGCTGGATATCGCTTCACAGATCGTCGGATCAAAAGCCCGGGTTCAACTCACAGATCTTTGCCGTCAGCAGGTGCTGCTGGAGGCATGGCAGGACAAGGAAAAGATTCACATCCTCTCCTGCGACAAGGGCCGTTCCCGTTGGCAGAAGATTCTGATCGATACCACCAAAGGCCGGGAAAAGGTCCACATCTGGGGACTCAACGGCACACAGGAAATCCTGATCGACTCCACCAAAGGCGCTGAACAGATCCGTCTGACCGACAAAGCCGGACAGGTGGTCAGAATGAACGCGGCACCGGGAACGGAAAGCATCAGCGCAACAGACAAGGCGGGAAGCCTCATTTTCATGGATGGTGTCGTTGGCAACATCATCATCAAATCGACTAACCAAGTATTGATTAACACATAAGGGAACGTTGCATGAGTGATTCAAATCAACCCGGACTGACTGCATCCGAAGAGATGCTCGCCAGAACCTTCGACACATGGCGTAAGGAATTTCGAGGGATTCTTGAATCCCACCGCCGTGAAATTCAGGACCGGCTGGAGAAGATCGAACGGGAAATCGAAAAGAAATCCGACAAGGAGAATGTCGAGGTGCTGGTTCGCGGCATCAATTCAGACCTGCACCGCCATGCCGAGGAGATTGACCGGCTGCATAATCGAGTCAGTGCGAAAGTTGGGACGGAGACCATGTGGAAGATTGTCGGTCTAACACTGGGAATCGGTACTGCCGTCGGAGGTCTCGTCGGCTATCTGATCAATTTAACCTTGAGGCTGAAACCATGAGCGGACCACAGGCTCGTCTCGGAGATATCAGCAGTCACGGCGGTGTGATCATCACCTCGGCCGTTCGAACTATGGTGAACGGCATTCCGGTAGCTCGCATGGGTGACCTGCACGTTTGTCCAATACCCGGACACGGCGTTACTCCCATTGTGACCGGAAGTATGACCACCATTACCGAAGGCAGCCCCAACGCCAGAATCGGCGACATAACCGCCTGCGGTGCGGTGATTGTGGCTGGCAGTCCGAATACCATAGACACCTGAGGAAATTTGCATGCCGAAAGAATCAACCATACCGACACATCCATATTGGGACGTTTTCCCCAAACTGATCCGTGTTTCGACCTCCGAATGGCCGCAAACCATTCCGCTCTCCATTCGGGGCTCTGTTGAATCACCGGTGTTTGAATCGTCCAACAACGATGTCGCCGACGTGGATGAAGCCGGAAATGTGATCTGCGGTATGCAGCCCGGCGCTGCCATTGTCATGGTCTGGCGCTCGGATGACCGTCTGAGTGTTCGTCATGTTCAGGTTGAAGTGTACGGCACGCCAATGGGCGGTGGAGAAATGCCCTCATGACCGAACAACTCGACATTCCGGCTTATTGGGAGATTTACCCTGAGAGCGTCCGACTCTCGCTATCCTACTTCGAACAGCGGATACCTGTTTCAGTTCGCGGCAGTGGTTTGAACCCGCAGTTTGTTTCATCCAATCCGGCCGTGGCCTATGTGGATGACGATGGCTTTCTGGTCAGTGGAATGCAGGTTGGAAACGCCATGATTATGGCTTGGGATTCCGATGCCAGGCAGAGCCTTCGCCATTTGACTGTCGAGGTACGAGATCCCTCGTGGTTCGCCAACCATCCCGACTTTCTGCTCGATCTGGGCACCAGTGTACATGTTGTCGGCTCTGTAGTGGATGCCCTCAATGCCCGGCCGCTTGCAGGCGTTTTGGTAACCATACGGCGCAGTGAGGAAGGCCCGATCGTGGCGCAGCAGATCACCGATGCATCCGGCCAGTATGAAATGGAGCTCTTTGAAGGACTCTATGTCTACGAGGCGAGCACGCCCAACTATATCGACGCTCATGGCCTGCTGAACGTCCTCGAATCAGGAAGCTCCGGGCAGAACATTGTGCTTTCTCCGGAACTCAACGGACAAGTGGCCCGCATCGTTCTGCAGTGGGGACTTAATCCTCGGGATCTTGACTCTCACCTGCGTGGTCCCCAACCGGGTGGCGGCACATTTCACGTCTATTACTCGACGGATTATGTGCAGGATTGTGGCGAGCTGGATGTGGATGACACCTCATCTTACGGGCCGGAGACCATCACCATGCACCGGCTGGTGGCCGGAACCTATCGCTACAGTGTTCACGACTACACCAACCGGAACTCGAGCACCAGTACAGGGCTGGCCGGATCAGGCGCGACCGTGAAAGTGTTTTATTACGACGGCCGGGAATACACCTTCAATGTGCCCAATCAACCCGGGACAGTCTGGAATGTATTTGAAATCAACGGAACCACCGGAGCGATCACCGCCCTCAACCAGATGGAGTTTGAGTCGAATCCGGGCAGTGTAGGAATTTAGGAGAACGCTCATGATATCCATAGAAGAACCTCAGGCCGGAGCCGTGGTCGAACAGACCGATTCCGGTGAAAACCATTTCATTCTCAAAGACATGGCGCTGCAGCTTGCGGGGATCAAAACCGAAATCGCAGGCATGAAGGCCATTATCGAAGCCTCTCACAATGCATCGGAAGCATTGAAACAGCAGGCACAGGAGGCGCTGGAAGCACACATTCAGAACACACAGGATTATATGGATCAGATCACGACCGAACCACCACCGGATTTTTATCCCTTTGTATCACTTCCCGAAGGGTGCCAAGTTAAAGACCTGCCGGACGGCAATCGTCTGTTTACCCTGTCTGACGGCATGATCCTCAAAACCAACGATGATCACACCATTTCGGTCATTGTCGATGGCGAGCTGCATGTCGTTACTCCGGGACCGGCAACCTCCATGGAGGTCAGTCCCGGCCGTATCTACGAACTGGTGCCCGAATGGATCGAAACCACGGTGGAACAGGCCGGAATCGAGGGACTCCCGATCTCGGCCCAAGTGAATCAACTGACCGAACATCGTTTCAGTATCGAGCTTGCCCCTTACAGGCTGCTGCTCGATCAGCAGTTGAAAACGTTGTCCGTCATCAATCCCTCCGGCAGCATCGATATCCTCGGAATTGCCCACATCGAAGGTGTCGGCGAGACCATCACCGTCCGCATTCTGGCTGATGGAGCCAAGGGTTTCTCCTGTGAAGAGAGTGGGCATGGTGGCCTGATCGAAAGCGGCGGCACTATACATCTGTCCATGAAAAGCGGCACCAGTCTGGTTGTCCGCTTCACGGATGATGACTCGGCAACAAATGACGGCTCCACCGGCTGTCAGGAACTCTGCAACCTTGAATGCGAGGAGCGTGACCGATGAACTACGATTTTCTCGGTACAGGGCTGAAATTCCCTTTGAACTTTCAATCCATATCTGGCGGAGCCGAAGTCTCTACATCGACCTCACGGGAGCATGAGCATATCCGGGAAAGCATCATTCAGATCCTTGGAACCCGGCCCGGCGAGCGGTTCATGAACCCGGAATTCGGCTCAAAGCTGAAAGATCTGGTGTTCGAACAGAATGATGAAGTGCTCAAAGGGCTCATCCGGCATCATGTCATTGACGCGATCCGCCGATGGGAAAAGCGAGTGATCATCACGGACGTGTCGTTTGATGATTCCACACGCAACAAGGACCTCAATCAACTGCCCGTCATCATTTCCTATCGGGTCATCCAGACTCAAGTCGAAGGAAACCTCGTTTACCCGTTCTTCCGAGAACTTTTTTAGACCTCCGACACTTCCTGCCAGCTTCCGGTAAGTAATCGGCGTGTGTGGAGTTTATCGCTCCGCTTTAAAAACGACGAACGAACCGGAGGCACAATGGGCCGCGCAAGCATTGAATATATCAACAAGGATTATGAATCGATCCGGCAGGAGCTGCTGGCCAAAGTGCCGCAGCTGACAGACCGCTGGACCGATTTCAATCACTCCGACCTTGGAGTCGTTCTGCTGGAACTGTTCTGTGGTGTCGGTGACATGCTGGCCTATTACCTCGATGCGCAGGCTGCCGAAGCATTTTTGCCCACAGCCCGTCAGCGTCAGAACATCATCAATCTCTGCAAGCTCATCGGCTACCAGCTGGATACGCCGGTCTCTTCCACCACCAGCATTCGTTTTTCACTGGCTGCACCGCTCGATTCTGATCTGCCTATTCCGACGCGAACTCAGTGCCGGGCACTGCTTGAAGATGGCAAGGCCGACTTTGAAACGGTGGAGGATGCCTTCATTCCCCGTGGTGAACTCTCCGTCGACATTTACGCCCGGCAGGGAATCCGCAAATCCGAGGAGTTGGAAGCCACGGGAAAGCCATGGCAGCGTTTCCACTTGAGTGGAGTATCCATCGCGCAGGCAACCATCTGTATTCTTATCGATGATGATACCTGGAGTGAGGTCCGCCATTTTCAGGAAAGCGACGGCGACAGTCTCCACTTCATGGCCGATACAGATGCATTGGATATTACCTCCATTCTCTTTGGTGACGGCCAAGCCGGGACTGTTCCCGCTTCCGGAAAAACCATTTCCGTGAGCTGGCTGGAAAGTCTCGGAGCCAAAGGAAATATCGGACCGGGCCGCATCACGCAGCTTCTTTCAGCCATCTATCACGACGGTGCTCAAATCCCGCTGACCATCTTCAATCCGGTGGCTGCGACAGGTGGCTCATCCCGGGAGACCATTCAGCATGCCCGCAATCAGGCTCCGGCCGAATTGCGCAGTCTCTGGAAGGCGGTAACGCTTCAGGACTACAAGGCGCTTGCCGAGGGTTATCCCGGTGTCGCCAAGGCCAAGGTGCTCGACACCAACGACTGCCAGAACATCCGTTATTACAACGTCCATTTGGCCATCGCGCCCAATGGTGGCGGCATGCCATCTGGGCTTCTCAAGCGTGATCTGGCTGAATATCTGGAACGCCGCAAGGTGATCACCGTCGAGGTTAAACTGTTCGACCCGGTGTACCGGTCCATCCATATCGATTGTGAAGTCTATGCATGGCCGGGTGAAGCGCTCGAAAATGTGCGCAGTCGAATCGAATCGTCACTGGCTGATTTCTTTGCTTTCGATCAGGTGAGCTTTGGGCAGACCATCCATTCATCCGATCTCATTGCCCTGATCGATGGTGTTCGGGGAGTAAGTCACATTCATCTCTATACGCCGCAACTGGACGTGGACCTCGGGCGCGGTGAAATACCGGTTCTCGGCTCGGTCAATCTCGACATGCGGAGGGCTGAATAGTGGCGGACTGGTTCCAGAACAATCTTATCGATCTGCTGCCGCCGCTGTATGAGCACAAGGATGAAAGCGGTGACCTTCGCTCTCTGCTTTCACTCCCAGCAGGCACTCTCGATGATATCAAGGAGGCCATCGACAGGTTCCCCGACATTTTTAATGTGGAGCGCTGTGACGAGCGTTTTCTGCCCTTGCTCGCGTATCTGGTCGGCCACCGCTATGACGGCACGGACACGCCGGAAAACCAGCGTCGGCTGATCCGTGAGGCGGTCGAAATATACCGGCGCAAAGGGACCATTCCGGCCATCGATCGCAGCCTTGCATCAATTGGCTGGGAGGGGCAAATCGAAGAAACCTTCCGCAGTGCTCTCCGTTTGAACTCCCGCTCCCGATTGAGCTCGGCAAAACTCCCCGGCAATGTGTTCAGTCTCGGGGTGTATCGGGTTCACAGTCTCAACCTGGCTGAAGGTGTACGGGATGCATTGTCTTTTCATCACCCCGCAGGCACCCGGGCCTTTTTCCTGCAGTGGCTGGCCACGTTTCTGGAGATCGGGTCCGATCTGGAATTTCAGAACGCCGCCCATGTCCGCAGTGTGGTTCTGGCATTTCTCGATGAAACCTTCGTGCTGGGAAGAAGCCGTCTTGGCTCCTGTCGCCATCTGACCAACAAGCAACGGATATACGATTACCTGCAGCTGACCAGCACCGTGGAGATGGTTCCTGAAATCGACCGGGCCGCCAACAAGGTAGCCCGTTTTCATGGCCGTCAAAACAGGATGCGCCTCAATCACAGGCCGCTCAACGAAAGACGGCTGGTGAACACCTCCATCCGCGAGGGCAGGCTGTCCTTCTGTAACCCGATCTATACCGGAAGAGATTACCTCACCGATATTGTCGAATCCGGTTTCAATCTCTCAGCTGACCATATCAACCGCCGCAAACTGTCCTTTGCCGATGCGGAAACCCTTTACTGCTTCCGGCAGAAAGACCTCTTTTCAATTCTGCAGGCAGCGGCTTCGGAAGCCCTGCAGAACAGACAGACCTTCGGCTTAAACATCGAAGCGAGAAATCGGCAATGTTTCCAGCTGGGCCGCTCACCGCTCAACGGGGATGTGGTCATCAATGCGATTCAGGGTGGACACAGCAGCGCTCTACTGGTTGCCGCCGCCGGATGCAAAGCCGGTGTCACCGAAGCATCCGATCTGATTAACCGCTGGCGTCGGAGAGGGCCTGTATTCAAGCTCAACGCGAATGTACTCAACAACCGGACTTTGACTAATGCAAACCTCACCGGAGAACGGGCATCGCTTGAAGTCTATGTGGATACAGGTTCTCTCCAACGCCCACGGATTGTGCCTTTAAGCCTTAACCAACGCGCCCTCAACACGACCTCTTTACGCCTCTCCGTGGACCGAACCCGACCGCTCCGCATCGGCCGGATGAAACTCAATCAGGCGGGTTTCCGGTTCACCGAACCTTCCTACCGCTGGCTGTTCCGTCAGCAGGATTTCAGTGAAGCGCAGGAAGCCGTAATAGAGAGTGCCGTGAACCAATATCAAGTAACCCAATGGCCTGTCTAAGGAGATATTATGGCAATTCACTTATACCTCGATGAACCGTTGACCCAGCAGATTTCGGAAGGCGATTTCAGCAATCCGGATGCGGACAACTACAACGGCACAGATGGAGAAATCAAAGACCGGCAGATTTTCGTGGCCAATGAACAGACCACGCTCGCTACACCGATTGATGACATCCAGACCGACATAGAACTGACTGAACCGCGCTTTGCCGATGCGGAATACATCGTGATCGGCACCGAGCAGATGCAGATCCTTTCCGGTGGTGGAACCAACAATCTGACCGTAAGACGCGCCGTGGCCAATACCGTGGCAACATCCCACGCGGCAGATGCGCCGGTCTATTCCGGATACGACTATACAGGGCTGGTGGTGGACCCGATCGACGAGTTCGAAACCGACGAATCGGTCTGGTACAAGCTCGCGCTCACACAGGCCGGACTCGATGCAGCCACCCAGAGTACGCCGCTCAACCTCGGAGCAAAGGCCCACAATCAAACCACCTCTTTCTGGCGTCGCTGCACGGTACTTTCGGGCACACCCGTTCAGAACAAGATCGATATCAAGCTGCGCCTCACCGGAACAGAGAACCCAATTGTTTAAGGATTTGATATGGCTGAATTTCAGATAAGCACAGACACATCTTTGATGGTTCATGGCACCCGGCAAATCAATGGTGACTGCCGGATAATCGCCGTGAAAGAGGTCTCATCCAGTCATGATTGTCGGAACCTTGTGTTTGGGCAGCGACTAATGGATATGGATCTCCAACTGCTTATCCGCAACTCATTCATTAAATCCTCCGATACCTGGCTGATCATTCCGCAGGCATTTGAGCAATTGGCTTTTGCCGTCATTCGAGTAACGCATCCCCGACAGGCAATGCTGGATACGGCTCTTCAAATCAGCGGTTCCCGGGCATTGACGGCCGATACCGCCCAGCATCTGGAGCAGCATTTCGCCAGTTCCGCTGACGCGGGGCTGACCATTTTCAATGTGATTATCAACGAAGAACACGAGATTCAAACATAAGGAGAAGACCATGGCATTAGGACTCATAGTCAAATCAGGCCGTGTATTGACGGCAAAGCTCCTGATGGGACAGGCAGTGGAAGGCATTACCCACTGCGCCATCGGGGATGGAGATGAAACATTCACAGAACCGCAGAATCCGCCCGCGCCGGACATCGAGCAGGCTGCACTTAAAAACGAGCGTGCCAGAAAGCGGTTCTACAAACGTACCTTCCTCAAAGAGGACGCCGAGGGTGCGCTGGTGGTCAATGGTGTCCGCTATCTTGAAACCGGTGAAGAGACCAACACCATCGGCATCTTCTTTCGCTTTGATGAGGCCGAAGCTAACGGTATCACCATTCGTGAATACGGCTTTTTCGGCGGCGATGTCGAATACGTGGCCAGTGTGAGCGGTGATTTGGCCATGGGCGGCGTGTTCCATCAGGACACCAATCCGGTCGGTGAGGTGCTGCGCCCGGGCTACCTGTACGAAGTGAAGAACATTCCAGATTTCAACAAGATTTCCGATACCCGCGTGGAGTTGGTCGGGATCATCAAAATATAACCGGAGGTAAAAGAGATGAGTATTTCAAGAGATACATTCGATCCCGCCAAGAACTACAAACGCATCCGCTATCATCAGGATCGGGACCTGCTTGATTCGGAGCTCAATGAACAGCAGGAACTGATCAACCTCGAGCGTCGCAAGATTGCCGATATCCTTTTCAAGGAGGGATCGATTCTGAGCGGCCTTGATGTCACGGTGCAGGATAACGTGCTTACTCTGACACCGGGTATGATCTATATCGACGGCCATGTGGAAGCGGTCACCGGAGCCACTTTGACCTATGATCCTGCCACCACCAGCGGCGCGGATTATGTCTATGCCGAGCTGCTCAAATACAATTACGGCTACACGCAGGACCCTTCACTGATCAATCCGGCCACTGGTGAACCAACCGGCGAGCGTGAAAAGTGGGTTCTGGCCCTGAAGACCACCGACACTACCGGCTTGACACTTCCCAATAACGTGACCGAGCGCAAGGTAGTTCCCATTTACAAATTCGACCGGGATACCGGCGATGTCACGGCAACGGTGCAGGAAAAATCCAATCTGTATCTGCGCGATCTGCTGGGCACGCTCCCCGGCAGCCGGATAACGGTTTCCTCCATTACCGAAGATCAGCTCTCCTTTGCCGCCGCCGAAGGACTCAATTCGCTGTTGCAGAATCTTGCCGAGCGGACCTTCGATCAGGCGGGCAGCTATCTGGTGGACGGTTTCGACAGCTTTATCGGTTCGGTGGATGATACCGATGTCGAGGTGATCACCAATGCGGGCAGAGCCTACATTCAGGGATTCCGGCATCAGCGGGATCTGCCCACCTCAACGCTGGTTCCCAAGTCGGTGGCTATCAAGTCCGTGCGTGGTGAACAGAAGACCTACAACATCAGCCAGCGCCGTTATCCGGTCAACTCCACGCCACTCAAAGAGACCACGCAGGTGGAAGCCATTGTGGAAATGACCGCCAACGTGACCCGTGGCTCGGTCGGCGGCGGTGAGGATCTGCTCGATCCCAATCCGGTCGTGGATATTCTGGAGGTCAGTCAGGGTGCCACCATTTTTCAGGAAGGCATCGACTGGCAGCAATCCGGGAACCATGTGGACTGGATTGGCTCCGGTAATGAACCGGCCATCGGAACCACCTATACCGTGCGCTGGACCTACACCAAGCAGATGATCAAAGGCGAGGATTATGTGGACGGCGGTTGGTTCGGCATTACCGCCCATCCGGTATCCGGGATCTATCACTATGTGGTGACCGCTTTCGACGGCTCGGGTGAGACCGCCTTCAACTCCGGCAGTGTGCTTTCGAGAATGACTCTGGCCGGAGAGATGAACCGTCTTTCTTGGCTGCCGGTCAACGGTGCCAACGGCTACCGGGTTTACCGGGCCACGACCAACGGTTCCAGAACCGACTTCCAGCGCATCAAGGAACTGGGCAGCGAAGCCATCTCTTATATCGATGATGCGGTGGACGAACCCGTGGCATCCAATCCACCGGCAAGCAGCTCGGCGGCGGTTTCCATGTCCACGACCCAGATCGAGCTGGGTAATCTCAATGTGGTCAACTTCGGTCGCGGAGCACTGGGTGATGAACCGGTCAACGGCTCCAATTGCAGTATCGACTATGATTATTATCTCGGACGCAAGGACATCATCTACGCCACCACCCGGGAGATCAAGCGACTCGAAGGCGCTCCAGCGGATTTCCCAAAACTGCCGATTGTTCCGGAAAATACACTTGGAATGTGCAGCATCGACTGTCCGCCCAACTCCACCGATATGACCATTCGCAATTTCGGGCTCACCCGCATCACTATGGATCAGATCCATGACATCATCAAAGATGTGGAGGACCTGAAATACAACGATGCCCAGTATCAGATGAACAACGAGCTGCAAAACCGCGACGCTCAGTCCAAGAAAGGCATCTACTCGGATGACTTCTCCAATACGGCCCAGTCGGACATCTATCACGCCGAGTGGGATGCCCGGGTAAACGAACTGGGCAAGTTTGCCTCTCCGGATCGTTCGGCCATTTCCAATCCGCTCGATGTGGATCTTGGCAGCAGCGATGCCAGCTTCTTTGGCAGTCTGGCGCTCTTGCCGGGCGCGGAACAGGTCGTACTCGAACAGAATGACTGGTCCGAGGAGCGCAACATCAACCCGTATGCGGTCTTTGAAAAGCCGCCTGCCATGCTGCAGGTCACGCCCAATATCGGTCGCCGTGGTCAGACCGGCATCGCCGTGACAGGCATCAACTTCACCCCGGATCGCACTGGTATTGTCCTGCGCTGTGACGGGCGAGTCATGGCCAGCAATCTGGTCAGCGACGATGCCGGACGTGTGAGTGCCTCATTTACGGTGCCGACGCAAGCCCGCAACGGCAACCGTATCGTGGAGATGGCCGATGGCCAGTATACCGCCCGGACCAGCCTGCAGATCAATGATCCGCTGGTGATCACTCGTATTCAGCGTTTTATTCAGACCAATATCATTACCCGCATCGTTCGTGTGCCGGTGGTGCGTACCGTCTGGAGAACCCGCACCATCTTTGTCCGCCGCGATCCGCTGGCCCAGACCTTCAGTTTCACGGAAAACCGGGTGTTGACGGCAGTGGGTATTCAGTTCACCGAGCGGGATGCCTCCATTCCGGTAACAGTTCAGATTCGCGGCGTTACCACCGGATTGCCCAATGACACCATCTTTGCCGAAAAGGTGATCGCGCCGTCTGAAATCAATCTCGGCGGTGAAACCAAGATCAGCTTCGACGACCCGTTCTATGCGGAAGCCAATACCAGCTATGCGGTGGTTCTGCTGACCAACAGCACCAATTACAAGGTGCGCACCGCTACCCTCGGAAAAACCGGTCGTCAGGGCATCATCACCCGACAGACCTATGCTGAAGGTGTGCTTCTGGAAAGCTCCAATGCCGAGACCTGGACTCCGCTCAACGGTTCCGACCTCACCATGAAACTCTATGGCTATGAGTTCGAGAATGAAGGCACGGTCCAGTTCCAGCTGATTAGCGGTGTGCAGTTCTCTGATCTGAACATCGATGAATACTCAGCCATCCCGGAAGGCACCCATCTCATCTGGGAATACTCCACCGATGGCGGCCAGACATGGGATGCCGTGGTTCCGGCTGAGGAAGAACGTCTGCCCAATCTGGCGAATGGCGTTTTGGTGCGGGTGCGCTTCAGCACCGGCATGGGTAACGACACTCCGGCGCTCAACTTCCGGGACGTCAACCTGATCGGCTACCTTAACAACACCGCAGGAACCTATCTGACCCGTGAGAACGAACTGACACAGGGTGTGGAATCCACCAAAGTCTACACCCAAATGGATATCCCCAGCGGCACCAGTGTTCAGTGGTTCGCCTCCAATGACGGCGGTGAAACATGGGAAGCCATGACCATCGACGATACCCGGCCCATCGATGAAGACTGGACCGAATACACGCTGGTCAGAACCTTCAGCGATCCGCAGGGCAACAAGGTGCGCTACAAGGCTGAGCTGACCGGAACCGTATTGACCTATCCGAGGATTCACACCCTCGGTGCAACCCTGAGCTGATGGAGGCCACGAAATGATCGTTAAACGCCGTGGCGGAATGACAGAATTTATCCCGTCTCCACAGGAAAAACGGGAAGGACTGGTCCGGGATCACTCCTTCAATCTGATCGAAAACCTGCACCACAGGTTGAGTCGGTTGGAAGAGGAGCTGGGATTGCCGCTCGATGAGACCGAAGCCTGCACCGCCTTTCTGGAGAAAATGAAGCAGGATGAAACCCTGAATAAGGAGATTCACACCAGCTTGATTACCGGTAGCAGCCCGGATTCCTGATCCAATCCCATCCGTCAAAAACAGCCAATGCCCCGGAACGTACGCACGCTTCCGGGGCGTTTCTTTTGATGTGTTCGCCCGAATGCCGCCAAACTCGTAACATATTGAAAATAAAGGTGTTAAATGTCGCTTCTTTCTGTTCTTCTACTTGCTTTCTGACGGAATTAAAGCATTCATTCACATGTAAGCTGAAGGCTTAAATACAAGCCCGGCAACAAGTTATAAACCGTAAAACGGAGACTGTGAATGGATTTAAGAGAACTCAGATACGGAATCGAGATCGAGACCGTAAAACGCACCCGGGAACAGATAGCCTGGGCAATCCACTCGGTGGTCGGCGGCCATGTCAGGCATGTTGGCGTACCGGCCAGCTACGACCCATGGGAAGTGGAAGACCTGCGGGGACGCAAATGGAAGGTGGTCAACGATGCCTCCCTGACCAATGTGCCATCCCACCTGCGGGCCGAGCTGGTGAGCCCGGTACTGACTTATGACGACCTCGAGCAGCTACAGGAGGTGGTTCGGGCCATCCGCAAGGCCGGTGGAAAAATCAACAGCCAGTGCGGCATCCACATCCATATCGATGCTGAGCCCTTTGACGGGCGCAAGCTGGGCAACCTTGCCAAGGTGGTTTACAAACAGGAGCCGCTGATCCTCCATGCTCTCGGGATCAACAGCGACCGCCTGCGCCGCTACACCCGGCCGGTTAGTGACGAGCTGATCCAGAATATCGAACGGCACCGGCCTAAGACCAAGGCCCAGCTGAACCGCATCTGGTACGGCTATCACAACAACCAGCCCCAGCATTACGACAACACCCGCTACCATGGAGTCAACCTGCACAACGTCTGGTACCGGGGCACGGTGGAATTTCGCTGGTTCGAAGCGACCCTGCATGCCGGAAAGATCAAAGCCTACCTGCAGTTCTGTTTGGGCATCGCCGCCAAGGCGCTCAACGGCAGAGCCGCATCCAGCCGCAAGCGGGACTTCGATCCGCAAAGCGCCAAGTATGACTTCCGCGTCTTTCTGCTCCACCTCGGCCTGATAGGGGATGAGTTCAAAACCGCCCGATTACACCTGATGAAAAACATGCCCGGTGACGCGGCCTTCAAGAAAGGTCGTCCCAAACCGGATGAAACCGAAACCACCATTCAAACCACAGAGGCCGGGTCTAATCCCGGCCTTTCTGTTTTAGGAGGTGAATCATGAAGATACTGATCCACTCGACAACACTGGACGGCGAACCGTTGGAAGCTGACGGCTTCGCTCTGGAAGGCAAAAACTGCGCGGAGCTGGTGGAGATCATGAAAGGCCAGACACCATTCACCATCGAAGCGACCGCCCGTGATTACATGCTCGGGGTGCTTGGCCGCATCGAGCCAGACCGGAAACTCCAGCTGCCAGAAGATCAGGAAGTGGCCGCAGCCGAATTCCTGACCCTGCTGGGAAAGCATGGGCTGGTGGAGTTCTTGCCGGATAACGCCTTTATCGACCTGCCGCCGGAGGACACCTTTGAAAAGGAGGATGATTTATGTGCGGACAAGTAGGCATCATCTTCGGCCAGAAGCGACGCCGCAATGCTGAGCGGGAATACCTGAACGAGGTCTTTATCCGCATGCTGCTCTGCAGTGAAGAGCGCGGTCCACATGCCAGCGGAATGGCATGGCTTAGGACCGACGGTGATTTCCGTCTTTTCAAACGTCCCATCCGAGCACACCAGCTGGTAAGGGAATCGACCTTTAACGAGCTGATGGCCGAGGTGGACAACCAGACCACCATCCTCATGGGACACACTCGCTGGCGGACCCGGGGCAGCGAAATCAACAGTCGCAACAACCATCCGATCCGTTCCGGCATCATCATCGGCACCCATAACGGCACCATCTACAACGCCAATTATCTGTTCCGCAGACTGGGTCTGCCTCGCTATGCCGAGGTGGACAGTGAACTGCTCTTCAGGCTGGCCGACCGCTTTGCACCCGACGGAAACATCGACGGTCGTGGCTTCCGCAAAGCCCTGCGCCTGTGTCGCGGCCAAATGAGCGCCGTGTTGGCCTCGCGGCTCGATCCCGGGGCCATTACCGTCATCAAGGGGAACAAGCCGCTGTCGCTGCGTTACAGCCGCAAGCACCGGGCGGTGCTCTATGCCTCGGAACCGGAATACATCGAAGCCGCTCTGGATGACCTGCGTGGCTGGCGAGAATTGGAAATTCCGCCGCTCACCATGCTGACCTTCCGCCATGAAACCCTCAAGGGGTGGCAGAGCCATCCCTTCAAATTTGTCTGTCAGGAACGTAAAGAAACCTTACCCGAAGGAGTGAAAGCATGA